GCAGGTGACGATCAATACCGACGAAAACACGCTGCGTCATCAGTTCAGCATGGCGCTGCTGCTGATCAAGGAGATTGGCGTAGACACGAAGCGGTTGATCAGCCGCGACCTGGAACAGCCCGGCGAACATCAGGACGCCGCGCCGGAGATTGAGACGCAAAGCGAAGTATCAGAGGAAGGAAAGAGCTAAATGGACAGCGTAATCAACAGCGAAGTTTTCTGGACGGCGCTGGCCGTCGTGTTCGGCGTTTCGACCAGCGGCGCAGCTCTGGCATTCGCGGCCAAATATGCCGCCGGGTGGAGCCGGGAGGCGTGGGACCGGGCGCGCGGGCAGGTTCCGGCGGCGATTGAAGCCGTCAACGATCCACGCGATCCGATGATTGTCTGGCTGGATCGGTACGTGCCGGGACACGCCGATCAGGTGATGGCGGCGGCGCTCCCAGTGTTTTTGCGGACAGTAGCGGATCAACTGGATCACGCGCTGCGGGATAAGGAAGCGGTGAGATAGCCATGACCCGCGCCGCGATCCTGCTGTGCGCTCTGCTCGTCGCGCTGCTGCTGGCCGCGTGTAATGCCGCGCGGGTGGATGCGCCGGCTTCCGATGCCGTTACCGCCGCGCCGGGGCTGCCCAACCGTGCCGTGCAGGTGGATCATGGCTTGATCGTGGAGGTGAGAATCCAATATGAAGACGGATTTATTCAGGTCATACGCGCCAACGTGGGTGTGGCTACTCCGACGCCGGACCCAACGCAGACAGCAGTACCACAGGCGACGGCAACAGTCACGCCGACACTGACGCCTATTCCGACCAATACGCCGCGCCCGACGGTGACACCCACACCGCAACCAACCTTTACTGCCACGCCGACACAGGCTCCCATTCTCACGCCCACACCGCAGAGTACCGTACAGCCGCCCACGCCGCTGCCCACACTGCCCGCGCCGGATGAGGTCTGTTATGGCACAGTCAAAGCGGATGGCTTGCGCTTCCGCGATTCGCCCGTAACAGGCACAGTGATCGGCAGTTGGTCGCTCAACGAGCGCGTGCGGATTCTGGCGGTGCTGTACAACGGGGCAGACGAGTGGGCGCAGATACGCGGCGCGAATGATAGGATCGGATGGTCGGCGGCGTATTACCAGGGGCAGGTCTATATCGCGTATGACAACAGCCCAGAGTGCCTGGCTGTGCGGTTTCCTGAAACCTTCCTAGACGGCTTTCATGTGTTGGACGGCGGCGGGCGCGATTCCGTGCTGGCGTATCCTGGCAAGTTCAGGTTGATTAAATGCCTCAACGGATCGTTTCAAACGTGTGCTGCGTTAAAAGCGCTTGATCCCACTGTGAAAACCATCTATAGAACGTATCTCCATGACTGCCCGCCCGCGTGGGTCTATACGTCTCCGCAAGCATGGTGGGACATGATCCAGGCCGAGTTGCCGAGGGGATCGGACTGGATCGAGATCGAAAACGAATGTGCCCCGCCGCCTGAACTGTTTCCACTGTGGGCAGAATTCTCGATCCAGATGGCCCAGATTGTCGAACAGGAACGCGGCGCGGCGATCCTGGCGTTTTCGTTCGCGCCAGGGCATCCTGATATTCATGAGTGGCGCGCGCTCTGGCCCTATCTTGAATGGTCGAAAACGCGGATCGCCCCCAACGGCAGACAGCACGGCGTAGCGCTTCATTCGAGCGCGTTTGCGCCGTCCGATGTGGCGCTGCTGCCGGGATCGTGGATAAACAATCCATTTCTGGCAGGCCGGGAAGAAATTTTCTGCAATTACGCGAGAGACAACTACGGATACAGTTGCGACGGCGTGGTTTTCATCGAGACGGAAATGGGTTTTTTGGATGGTTATTCGGGGAACAAGCAAATCTTTTCATGCCACGATCAGGCGCTTATCTATCGAGAAACCATCCGGCGTAAAGTAGAGATTGGCATTGTAGACGGCTTTACGCTGTGGAATATTGGGAAAATCGGTATCTGGTCAAGTGTTCATGAATGTCTGCGGGAAATGCTCTCATGACCCTGCTGGCGGGGATGTTCGTGGGCGCGCTGCTGTCCGCCGTCGGCGTGGCGCTGATGATGCTGGCGGCGCGACGCTGGGCACGGCTGCCGGAATAAAGAAAGCCCGGTCATAGTTTTGCCGGGCCGAAAATGAAAGCTCCTCCGGGAGTGGGGGGTATATTTCAGGCCAGTTCCCAATCTCCAGGTTCGTCATAGCCCATTTCCCGTAGCCAATCCTTGACGACCTGGCTGGCCGGAACAGTCTCTTCGCCTTCAGTCTCCAGGATCATCAGCGTGTTTCCATTGCTGTCTCGATATTCCGCAGAATGCGCGGGATGCTCCGGCTCCTCTTCGGCAGTCCAAAAACGGAAATGCTGTATCATGCGTCTCTTTCCTCCCCAGTTATTCCGATTGTCAGGCCATTGAATAGCCATTGATTCACAAAATAGCTTGAAGGCTAGTTTTTTAGCCTCACGACTATCCAGGCCCGCTAACTGGCGGGCCTGCTCGAAGGCATCAAATTGGGCGCGAGACACGCCCGTGCTGAGTGTTTTTTGGGATGCCATTAGAAAATGATGATCCCCCCGTTCCCGTCTTTCATCCAGCCTTGCTTGAGCCATTGAGTCGCGTCTTGCGCGCTGGCTTTATTCCACTGAGGGCGGGCGATTGAATTGTTTTCGCCCAACCAGGGCATGAAGGGTTTTTCTTCAACTGTCACTTTTTCTTCCACTTTCGCAGCTTCCGCCTGGGGGATTTCCATCAGGTCGGAGAAGGTTTCGGTCAGCGCGGGCAGCAGCGCGCCGGGGCGATGAGCCATTGGGCCAAATTGTTCTTTCCAAGTCTGCGCTTGCACGTCCCAGCTTGCTAGTCTTTTGCCGTTCGCATCGTTAAAGTAGACGATTTTCTTGCCGTACTTTTCCCACACATTGGCTGTTACTTCTGGCGTTCCGCCGTCCGTCTTGATTTGTCGCTTTTCCATTTCCCTGCTCCTTGCTGTTTTGTTCTCGTTTGATACTTAAATTATATATCAAGTTGCAACTTGTGTCAATACCCAAATACCCCCTAAAAACTAGGGGGTTGCCGGAATGAAAAGCCCCTCGCGTGAGGGGCTTCGTGTTTCCACTAGAAATATTTACAGTCCGCGCTTTCGCCGTCCCCCCGGTGTCGGGTAGTCATCGGTCCAGGTCTGCCCGGTGTCCTGCGCGTGTTTTCGCAGCAGGGCGCGGATAAACTCAGCCTGGCTGATCGTGATGTCCAGGCCCAGGACTTTCCCCACTTCGGCCTTGTAGCGGGCAATCATCGCGTCCAGTTGGGCGTCCTGGGCAGTGCTAAGGTCATAATACTTGCGGATCGTGTTCGAGCGTGCCATCGTGCTTTTCTCCTTTGGGGCGGGCGCGAACCCGCCCCGGTCTATTCGGTTAGTCGGTTTCGTCAGCGAGATCGCCGACCCAGTACGGGCCGAGTTCGCGCAGCTTGTCCACCACGTCAGTTAGTGCGCCGACGTGCCCCCAGTTGTAATCCGTCTGCACGGCATCTTCTTCGATGCGCGCTTGTAGGGCGTAGAGCAACTGGCGCGCGGCCTGGATATACTCGTCGTGGCGCGTTTTGAGCAGGGGATCGCTCGAAAACGCAAACCTGATGGTATAGCGCGGCTGCCCATTCTCTTCCGTGCGCTGCTGATCGATCACGGTGGTATTGGTGCGCTGGCGCAGCTTGCCGAGCGCCACGTCGTCTAAACCGTACAGCGTCCAGGTCCGATCTGGGCGCACGGTCAGACGGGTATATGTGATCCCGGCGACACTGAGCAGGTTGAGCACTTGTTTTTTGGTGAGTTTGGCGTAGGTCGTCATTTCGTGTATCCTTTCTGATTAAGGTGGGGCTGCCATCCAGCCCCACCCGGTAGCGCCGTCCGCAGGGGCGGCGTTTCTATTGTTGGTCGTCCTCGGTACGATCCAGGCGCGGGTGGCGCTCGCCGAAGGTCCGCATCCATTCGAGCAGCCAGGCTTGCGCGTCGCGGCGGTCAAAGCCAAACTCCTCCATCAGGTAGGGCGTCGCCCCAAACATGTTGGTGACACCCGACTCGCGCAGGGCATCCAGATACTCAAAAATTTCGCGGCGTAGGTCGTTGTTATTCATCGTGCTATGCTCCTTTAGTCTGTGGGGGCGTGCTGCCCCTCTCGTATCGTGATTACATGATACGGCAGGTGGCGGCAGAAGTGAGGAGCGGATGAGCCGGTCATTTGTGAGCGGAATGTAACAACCCCAGGGGAAGCAAAAATCCCCGCACGCGGCGGGGATCGGGGAATAAAGTGTGACCGGGCTTTGTTTATTCGCCCGGCCAGACGGCCAGCGCCGCGAGGTCGTCCGGGCAGGGGTAAATATCCGGCCCGGAGATCGCGCCGATCTGCGCGGTGACGGCGGCGAGGGCGGCGGGTTCGAGCGCTTGCCAGTTATCGGCCAGCTGCACCTCGAACATAAACGGCGCATATTCGATGTAGCGGGCAACCCGCACCCCTTTATAGTCAACCAGGATGATCACCTTCTTGTCAGAAGGGATTACAGGATATATCATGTATCTACCTCTATGGGGTCAGGTGGAGGGGCGGCTCTCTTGCGGGGAAACCCCCCTCCACCGAGGACAGGGCTACTGGCTGATGCCAGCAGGGTCAGTCGGTATCAACGCCGATGGGCGGCGTAATGCCCGTGCGGATCGTCTCGTCCATACGGCGTATCCAGTCGCGCAGCTCGTCCCACAGGTAGTGCTCCGGGTCGAACTCATCGGTCAGGACGCCGATCAGCTTGCTGGCTTCATCCTCTTCGAGCGGGGTCGTGTTGATCAACTGCTCCACAACAGTTTCCCATTCATCGTACAGCGAATACATCAGCCATTCAGAGGCGCTCTCTTCGGCAGACAGCCACAGGTCGTTAATCTCCGGCACGTCGGTATCGATGTTGGCGATGGCGGCTTTAAGTTCGACCAGGGATTGGCGCGCCGACTCGCGCTGACTCTTGAGCGCGGCGGCGAGTTCCAGCGCGGTCTGGAAGGCGGCGTTCAGGCGCGTCTGGGCGTCCAGCAGAGTGACGGCATGGCTGTGGATCGCGCCGAGCGCTTCGGGATCGGCATCCTCTTCGGCCAGGATGTCCAGTTCGTTTTCAATGTCCTCGACGATGAACTCGGTATCCACCAGGTCGTTGACCGCCTGCTGAACAACGGTCAGGCGAGATTCGATGTCTTGATCAGCCGCGAGCGCGGCGCGCGGTTCGTTGGGCATGGCGTTGTTGCATCCTCTCTAGGGTTTCATCGCCCGATGCGCGGGCGGATTCGTAAACGGTTTGGGCAGACTCGGCGGCGTCCCGATCTAAGCGTTGGGTCTCGGCGGCGAAGTCGTCGCCGGTGACGTGGTGGCCGTTGCGGTCCCGATCAATGACAAAGGGACGGCGGCGCGCTTTCGGCTTCGGCTGCGGTGACGGGTGGGCGCGCAGCAGGTAGATGATCAGCGCGACCAGCAGGGCGATCAGCAGGGGCCAGGTGAAGCGGATTTTAATCATCGTCATCCGCGCCATTCCCGCGCCGCTGTTTCCAGCCGGGGCCGCGCCGGATATACAGCAGCGCTTCGCCGTCGGGCGTGATCTCCGCGACCAGTTCGACGGCCTTCGGGCTGATGCGCCCGGCAAACAGATCGCGCAGATCGCGCAGCGTGGGTTCCAGGCGCGCCGCGTCTTTGATCACGACCACCAGCGCCATGCAGGGGGGGGGTATGTTCGAGCCGCAGCCGCAGTTCGCGGAACAGCGGGAACAGCGGGTGCTCGAACGGCATGTCGCCCGCGTCGATCTCGAATATACGGCTCCAGGCGGGCATAGCGGCTGCCGCTACCGGTTCGTCGGGGTCCGGCGCGGGCAGCACTTCGTAGTCCTGGGCAGCGGCGAGGGTGCGGCTGCCGTTGGATGACGGCGGGTTTTTCTTCATTTTGCTGCGGTCATACACTCCGCGTGGCATAGACAGTTCTCCTTTTATAGGGGGTGGGTTAGACCCCGGTGCGCTCGGCTTCTTTTTCAAGCGCCTGTTGGGTTTGGGTGTAGGCCGAGGCCTCGGACGATTCGTGAAGTGATTCTGTCAGCGCGGCCATGGTGCGATCTACTTCGGCCAGATAAATGCCCAGGTCGGCGATGCGCTCTTTCACGATCTGAATAGCCGAACGCGAAGCGGCGATCTCTGCGGTGTCGAGCCGCAGGCGATCCGGCACGTAAACCAGGGAATTGATCGCGGTGACGCCGCTCGCCAGGTCAAACAGGGCATTGATAAACGCGCGGTGCTGCGACGGGGTAACGGGTAGCTCAGCGGAGTCAGCAGCGGGCGATGGCTCCGGTTCGCCGGGCACTGATTCGCCGTCGGCGGTGACCGGGGCGGGCGCGGCGACGGGCTGCATATCGTCATCGGCGGTGCTGATGCCGCACGGCGCGCAGACCCAACGTGTGCCGGAGTAGCCGGGGAACTGCTTTTGCTCGAAGGTCCAGTCGGCGTGTTCCGCGCCGCACTGCACGCAGCGCGCCGGGCCGCCCTGATAGCGCGTGCGAAGCTGCTCGTAATCGGGCGGGAGCGGCGCGAGGATGGTGTAGGTGACGATATTGCCGGATTTGACCGCCTGGAAGGTGTGGCCTTTATCCTGCACCTCGTAGACTTCATCCTCGACGGGCGCGCCGAGCAGGGCGCTGCCCTTCAGGGTCAGCTTGAGGTTAGTCCAAGAGTGAGTCGGGTAGAGCAGACCGCGCTCGATCAGCGCCAGGCGCGTCGCGGCGTTTTTGGCGACGGGCTGCCCGTGCCAGATCGCCAGCAGCATTTCACGCTGACGGATCGGCAGATCGCCGAAGTCGTCACCGGGCAGGGGCGCTGAGGTGGATTCGCCGCTTGGTTCTGGCTCGGACAGGGCGGCGATGGCGCGCTCGATAACCTTGAGCGTGGCTTTGCGATTCTTGTTGTCCGCTTCCATTTGCAGCGCCTTTTGCAGTTTCTCAAGCGGCCAGTTGGCTATAAAGTATTTCATCTGCTCGGCGGGATAGGACAACACAAACAAGATGTCGTCGTTGGCGGTGCGCGGCGCGAAGATACTCTGGCGCGCGGCCTGGGCGGGTTCAGCGGCTTGATCAGCAGAGACATCCACCTTGAACGGGACGGCGGCTTTTTCAGCCAGCGCGTAGCGCGGGAAGCCGCCCGGCGTGCCCGGTGCTATTTCGACGATTTCCCCGGCGTCACGCAGTTCGGCCAGCACGTCACCGAGGGCGACGGGATGAAGGCGGCGACCTGAGAGGGTCTCGATTTCGTTATTGATCTGCGAGACAAAGGGCGGCTCGTCCAGGTCCAGGCGGTGCAGCGCGGCCAGGATCAGCGCGGCGGGATCGTCGGAGTCGGCAGACGGTGCGCCGACGGCCTCGACCCATACCGTGCCATCTTCATGAGTCGCTCTGATCGTTCCCTGATTTAATAGACGATGGTGCGCTGAGTAAAAGCGAGGGTCTGACAATCCTGACCGCTCTCGCAGCTCGCCAAATCGAACACGTCCACTTCCTAGCAAAGTCAGGATTCGGTCACATTCCTGTTCGAGTTTCCCCGCACCGACGGCGGGGAGGCTGATGGCGAAATCCAGGCCGGGGATCAGCGCGGACGGCTCCGCGCGGTTCGCGCTGAACAACTTATCGTGCAGGGCGTAGGCGTCGAACTCAATCCGGGTATGGCCGTCCCACAGGCCCGCCGCGACCAGCTTGCGCGCCACTTCAATGGCGCGATGGCCCGCACCTTGATCCGAGCGGCCCAGGACGGTGATCGCGTCGTGATCAAACTTCGCGTTGAGTTCGGCGAGGACCACCGCCTGATCGGGTTGATCGGGCGCGAGGGACAGCATGAAGCCTCTATCCTTTTTCTCACGCACGACCTGGTGCGTGGCGACGAGCAGTTCCAGCGCGCGCAGGAAACGATCCTGCGATAGCTCGGCCTGCTCCTGCACGCGGAAGGAATCCGCGCTCTCCGTTTTGGCGCGGAGGATCGCCAGGATCGCCCTGCCGTCTTCGGCCTGGCGGGTCGTTTCCGGCAGTTCCGGCAGACAGTAGCGGTTGTCGGAATCCAGGATGATTTTGCCCGCGCGCAGCAGGTCTTGCAGCGTGGCGGCCAGCACACGGGCGTCCATATCCTGCTTGCGGGCCAACTGCTCGACCAGGTTGCGGTGCATCGGGCCGCCGTCGAGCAGCTCCAGGATGAGGGCGCGATCCGCGTCGGTGACGGCGGGGGGTTGCGCCTGCGCCTTGACCGCCTGGACGAGCTTTGGCGTGATGTCTTCCCCGGCGGCGGCGCGATCCATGATCGCTTCTTCAACCTCGTCCGGCATGGAGGGAGACGCCAACTGGTAGAGCGCCGTCACGTTGAAACGCTCCAAATACGACACGCTGTCGTATTTGGCGGCGACGGCCATGTAGCGCTCCGCCGAGCGAATGGACCAGCCGAACTCGGTTTCAATCCACTCGGAGAACTGGCCGTGTTCCAGGCGCTCTTTGACCGCTTGCAGCGCTTTGCCCGCGTCAATGATGTTACGGGCGGTGTTGCGCAGCAGACCCTTGATCACGGCTGCGCGGGTCTGAACGAAGCCCGCGTGTTCGCCGAGCGTCGTGTAATCGAACGCGGACGGGGTGATGATAAGTGCCTGGGCGGGCGACTCGTCGGCGGAGTCCATATCCGCCGGGAATTCGTCGAACTCGGCGCGATCTGACTCTTCAAGCTCTGCTGCGATTTTCTTAGCCGCACGTGCGGCGGGGGATTTCCTGGTCATGCCAACACCTCTTTAATACGCGCGCCCAGTTCGGGCGTGCCGGGCCAACAGGCGTAAGTTTGAGCGCGGGCGGCGTGCTGGCCGTCGCGCCAGTGCGCTTCGGTGATATGATCCGACAGAACCACGCCCCGACCACCACACACGATCCGCAGACGCGGAGAACCGCCGGACGCGATGTGTAGGATGCCGCCGAACCAGCCGACTTCGGGCGACGGCAGAGATTCAGCCCGCAGATCGGCCAGCAGGCGGGCGATCTCGTATTCGGCAGCCCGCTCGCGCAGCGTGCGCGCCAGGGCGATCAGCGTGTCCAGCGTCAGCGCGACGGCGTGGGTGACGCGGGACCCGTCCGGGCGGGTGATGATCGTTACCGCGTCGCCGGGGCGGATCGTCCAATACTTCGTCTGGCTGCCCAGGCGCAGCGCGCCGTCAGCCGTCCAATGGCCGCGCCCGGACACACGGGCGATGGCGGCCAGATGACTGACCAGGCGGCGCACGCCGTCCAGGGGGTCGGCGAGCAGAATCAGCGCGCGCGGGGGAGGCGCGAGTACGGCGGAAGCGGGCGCGGGCACGAGGTCCAGGCAGTGGATGTCACCCGGCAGGGCGCGCATGATGTCGCCGTCCGGCAGGTTGAGGGTATGGTAGTGGATCGGGCACAGGCGATCCGTGTCCGCGTCGTAGTATTCGGAGAGCCGGTCATCCGGGCCAGCGTAGCGCCCGGCCACGTCCGCCGGGATACGCTGCATGGGCTGGCCGCGCCGGGCATCCGGGTAGGGGCGATGCGCCAGCCGGTGCATCACGAAGACCCGCGTGCCGGGCGGGTAAAGCCGGGTGCGGGAGCGGTTCAGCGCCGCCGCCGCCTCGCGTGCAGCCGAGAGATCGCGCATGGCGATCATCTGTGCTACACTTTTGGGTGGGTTCATTGGTTAAGCCTCCTGGGGCGCGTGGTCAAGACGCGCCCCGTGTTAACAAAGGGCTAAATCAGGACCTAAACCCGGAACCAGCGCCACACGATGTCGCGCCAGGTGATCGGGTCTACACGTGCCCAGAGTACGTTGTATCCGGCGTGCTCTGGGGTTACATCCCCCGGAGTCGAATCAACGGTGCTCAATCCGTCGCGGCGCTGACCGTCGCCCGCCGCCAGATCGTCACGCTGCGCGAGTTCGGCGCTCAAGTCGTTGACCTGCTGCTGCAAACCCGCCAACTGGCGCGCCAGGCCATCGGCACGGGCACGCTCGGCGGCGGCCAGCGTGCTGTATTTGCGCACGGCCTCGCCGCGCAGGTCCAGCTTGCGCTGCAAATGGCGGATCACGTCTTCGCGGGCGGTGATGTCGGCGATGTCGGCCTGGGCGCGGGATGTGAGGTGCTGCGCGATGGCAGCAATATCACTGTTCAGTTCAGCCAGCGGATCAGATAGGCTGTGCAGGGCGTCGAAAAAGGGGAAAAAGCCCCGGTCATGCGCCTCGTCGTCGCAGCGCTGACGGCGGCAGTCGGCGCACAGCACGTCGCCGGGCGCGGCGTAATGGTGGCAGTGGGGCGTCATGCAGGCGATCACAGCGCCACCCCTTCTTCGATGGGCGCGGCTTCGTGTTCAGCGCGGGCGAGCAGGGCATAATAATCCCAGGAGAAGCCTCTGAAGACGCGCGTGCCGTCGCCGTCCACCAGGTTGAGCATACGCGGCTGCACGTAAACCGGGATGTGCCCTTCAAACTGCACGAGCGCTTTGCGCCTGCTGCAGCCGATCACCGTCCCCGGTGTGCCGGGTTCGATAACCTGCTTGCGGTCCGGGCCGATATAGGCGAACCGGCTGTTGAGCACCACACCATCACCGAGCATCAAACCTTCCATTTAGAAATCCTTTCTGTTAATGAGTAAAACCCTGTTCTAGCGAATGGTTCGGTTGGGTGACTCTCTAAGGCTCTTATGTCTCTGCTAATTGTACACTCCCTCCCGCCTGCGGCAGGCTTGAGATTTCCGAAAACCTTAAGTCTCTGTTCGATTGGAGAGTACGGTTTCGTTACTCGCCGCTGAGTTCGGCGCGCAGATGGTCGGCCCATGCCTGGGCTTCAGACAGTTTGGTCAGATCGAGGGTGGGCGCAGCGGGGCGGGGCGGGATGGGCGAACCAGTCGGCCCATCGATGGGGCGGTACACGATGCGCGTGCTGCGGATGCCGTCCAGCGCGCCGACAACGGTTTCGACGTGGGCGGTGTAGCGCGGGTCCTGGCTGTAGTCTTCGACTTTGGTGTAGATTTTGCGGTTCATGGTTTTAGCTCCTGTTGGCCGGGGCATTGGCCCCGTGCTGCGTTCGATTTACACCTTACAGTATAGCAGCAAGTGGTACACTTGTCAATGGGATCATTCGAGCCTGTTGACAAGTGTGGCGCTTCGATTTATGATAAAAGAAGTCGTTTAGCAAAAGGAGACGCTATGCCAGAGTCGCAAAAATCCTTCAGAGTACACGTTACCCTGCAAGGAGACTTGGCGCGGGCGTTTATTGACGAGTTTACCAAGCGCATCAGGGAGAATCCCTCAACAATAAAATCGGAGATCGCCCGCGATTTGATGGTAGAGGGTCTCAACGCGCTAGGCTATAACGTCAAGGATACCGTCAAATGGGGCGGAAATCGCCAGCGTCAGGACGAAGAAGAGGGGCAGATGGTGGCCGTCGCGGTGGCCTAACACCACGACGGCCCGGCAGTTCGCGTATAGGCGCGAGCAGCCAGACGGCAGTTTAGCACGGGCGCGATAGAACGTGCGATAGAACACCCCGCCCCCCAGCCCCTCCCCGCAAGCAGGGAGGGGTGAAGGTGACAAATGGCAGGGGTGCGGGGGTGCAAGAAAGCACGTTAACAAATTAGCGCGAGTCACACGATCCTTACATTGGAATCCTGTGGTACGCTGGTAATGTCGTCTACAACTCATTCCCGGAGGGGGAACATGGACCTGATAGATCGTCTTACCCAGTTAGCTGCCCAGATACCCAAGCAGCGCGCCCACATCGCCACCGAAGAGGCCACCAAGACGGCCCTGGTGATGCCCTTTATCAGCGCGCTTGGCTACGATGTATTTGATGCGGGCGAGGTCACGCCCGAATTTACAGCAGACATCGGAACCAAGAAGGGCGAGAAGGTTGACTACGCCATTTTGAGGGACGGTGTTCCGATTTTCTTGATTGAGGTTAAGTGCCTGGGTACGGATTTAAGCATTGTCCACGCCTCGCAGTTGTACCGCTACTTTTCGGTGACGGCGGCGCGGTTTAGCATCCTGACGGATGGCGCAACCTATCGGTTTTACTCCGACCTGGATGCGCCGAACAAAATGGACGATAAGCCTTTTCTGGTCTTTGACCTGCTCAACTTCGATGCGAACCAGGTTGACGAACTCAAACGGTTCTCGAAGTCGTCTTTTGACATTGACAACATCCTCTCGACGGCGAGTGAATTGAAGTATACGCGCGAGATCAAGGCGCTGCTGGCCGCTGAATTTACCAGTCCGACTGAGCACTTTGTCCGGCACTTCGCTTCGCAGGTCTACACGCGGCGCTTCACGCAAGCGGCTGTCGCGGAGTTTACCGAACTCACCCGGCGGGCCTTCCGTGATTTTGTCAACGACCGGATCGAGCAGCGATTGAGGACGGCCCTTGACAAGGAGGCGCTGGCGACACAGGAGACTCCAGCAGTGGCCGAACCGGGCACGGATGCAACCGCCGATCAGGTTACGACGACCCCAGACGAGATTAACGGCCACCTGGTCATTAAGGCGATCTTATGCGGCGTCGTGGATGTCAAGCGGATCGTGTTACGTGACGTGCGAAGCTACTGCGGCGTCTTGCTCGACGATAACCGGCTCAAGCCGATCTGCCGCCTGTATTTTAACAGCACCCAAAAGTACATCGGCCTGTTTGATCACGGCAAGCAGGAAGAGAAGATCGCCATTCAAGGTGTCGAGGCCATTTACCAGCACGCAGAGCGCCTGAAGGCGACCATCGCCCTGTACGAACAGAAGCCGTCGCCTGCGCCCGAATAGTCGGCAGCGCGGCGTATAAAACGAAACCGCCCGGCGCGTCAATTCACCAGGCGGTTTCGAGCAAGACCATCACCCTGCGTTCAGACCGCAGGGGCACGTTAACAACTGCATATCCGTGCGATATTGGGGTCCCTTTGGAAACATTAGGGACCATAACCCTGTCGGGGTGCCCGGACTCGAACCGGGGACCTCTGCGTCCCAAACGTGAGACGTTCGCCCCGATGCTCCCGATTTTTCCCCGCTTATTTCAGCAATTTTCCGGCATCAAAAAGGTCGGATTCGTCCACGTCCTGATAGTAGGACAGTGTAACCACGATGTCTTTGTGACCCAGATAAGCCTGGGTGACGCGCGGCGCGACGTGCGCGCGGGCGAATTTTAACCCGACGCGGTGGCGCAGGCTGTGTGATCCTAACGAACGCTCCAGGCGGGCGGTCTTTCCGAGACGGCGGATCACCTGCGAGACGGCGGCTGCCGTCAGCGGCTCGCCACGCGACGACGTAAATACCCGGTCATGATCGGTCATGGGTCGCTCGCGCAGCCAGGCGCGCAGAATCTCGGCGGTTTCTTCGTCGAAGAAAATCCAGCGCCACTCATCACCTTTACCGTTGACGAGCGCCCGGTAGCCGGGCAGGTCCAGGTCGTGGATACGCACGTTGGCTGCTTCGCCCGCGCGACAGCCGGACTGCGCCAGCAGGCGCACAATCGCCAGATCGCGCGGCTTAAAGCGCGCCGCGGCCAGCAAGAGTTCAACCTCTTCATCGGTGGCCGCTTTGCCCTGGCCGAGCTTACGGCCTGGCTTGGAGTTTTTGAGATGCGCCGCCGGGGACGCGATCAGGTGGCCGCGCTCTACGCACCAGCGGAAGAAGCTCTTGAGCATCTTGGTATTTTTGTAGATCGTGGCGGATGACAGCGGCTCGGCGATGGCCGGGCGGGTCGGGTGATCGACGTACTTGGTATCTTGCTGGCGCATATCGAAGACGTAGGCGTCGATGTCTTCGGGCTGGATCAGGTCGAGAGGCCGCTCCGGGCCGATGGCGGCCACAAAGCGCACCAGGAACTTGCGGTAGGTTTCGCGGGTGGCCTGACTGTGATCGACCTTAAGGTACTGCTCCAGCGCTTCTTTAAGTTTCATTTCCCCCTCCTGCGCGGGATCATAACACGATCTGCGCCGTAAGGGGACACTTACAAAGTGAATATAACCGTTCGTGCCATACGAGAGCGTTAACCCTCATATGGCACTAATCACACGTGCGGGGCGATCCGCGCGGCGACTGCGTGCCAGTATAGCGCAGTTTCCCCGCAACGAGAAGCTCCGCCCATTTGGAATGGAAACAGCTATGGGTAAGGATGATTTTCTGGGCGGCTGGCTTCAGAGCGACGCGGCCCGCGAGGACAGCATTGCCCTCCGGCGCATCTATATTGACATCTTCGACAATCTCGTAGATGCCGTATTATTTGCGCAGATCATGTATTGGCATACGCCCGCGAAAAAAGGCGGATCGCGCCTGTCCGTTGAGCGCAGCGGCTACCGCTGGCTGGCAAAGGGATACGGGGATTGGCAGGACGAATGCCGCATCCCGGAGGGCACGGCCCGCGACAGCATCCGTCGCATGGAGGACCTGGGGATTATCATCAAACAGGTCTGGCATTTTATGGGGCGCAAAGTCCCCCACCTGCGCGTTGATCCAGAGCAATTCCGGATATTAATCCAGGCGGTGAGCGACGGAACTATCCAGGCCGTGCGAAAAGAACGGTTTGAGGATGCCGAGCGCAAACGGAAAAACGAGCCGTCGTCTGCGCCCGTATCTGTTGGGAGCCAACGGTTACCCGATGATCCCGGTAAACGTTGGGAACCAACGGATACAAACGTTGGCGGCCAGCAGATACAAACGTTGGGAGCCAACGAATGCATCCGAGGGGAGCCAGCGGATGCATATACAGAGACTACAACAGAGATTACAACAGAGATTACAGCAGAGACTACAGCAACAGTAGCATTGGTTGATTCTGATCCAGGCGGCGCTGAGCACCCCGTCCTGAACGCTGCTGCTGCTGCTGCTGCGGGTGATGATGACTGGGAAACGATCCGGCCCGTTGTGGATCGCCTGCTGCTGGGTGCTGACGCGCTGGCTGAACTGCGCGCTCAAGGCGCGGTGTATGCGCTGGCCGTCGCGTGGCAGGTGCTTCAGCGCAAGCGGGTGGATAACCCCGGCGGCCTGGCGCTGCACATTATGCGGCAGGGCGGCGGGCCGTCCGAGGAGATGCTCAGAATCGCCGAGATCGGGCTTGAGCACGGTGAGACAGATTTCGAGAAGGCTGACCAGATCGCTCGGCGACTGGAAGAGGCTGATTTTCTCATGTCCGCCCATGCTCTGCGCGAAGGCGTTGAGCCGATTGAGACAGCGCCCATCGGCCCGATTCCCCGCGCCGTGCCCGCGCCGCTTATCACTGACCCTGGCACACTGAATGATGCGCCGCCCGGCGCGCCGGTGGCCTGGCCGGGCATCTGGCAAATCCTGCTGGGTAACTTTCAAGTGCGGCTGAACAAATCGGAATACGCCAACTGGTTCGAGGGCAGCCGTCCCGTGCGGTTCGCCGACGGCGTGCTGACGGTTTACACGCCCAAACTCCACGCAGTAGAAGTGTTGGGAAAGCGCTACGCGGCGGAGATTATCACGCAGCTGGATCGGCTGTTCCGGCAGCCCCTCGGCGCTGCGAAGGTCGTGTTTGTCAGCGATACGGTCACCGTGTGGGTTGACGACGAAGGAACTCTGGTTGATCCACCCGACGACGGCGGAGCAGTAAACGCCCTGCCCCACGAGCCGCCTACGCCGGATGCTGGCGAGGAATCGCCCGACACAGCGCCGGAGATCGGCGCGCCCGAATCCGGCGGCGAGCCGTCCGCTTCACCCGCTCCGGTTGAGGGCGATCCGCCGATAGACGCGCCGGCCAGCGTGGGCACGGATGAGCCAGTGCTCAAAAACGACAGCGTGTCGCATTTGGAGCCGCCCGCTGTGGTGAGCAGCCCGCCGGGATGGGACAGCCCGCAGGAATTTTGGCGGGTCGTCCTGACGAACGTTCAGAGTCAGATCAGCCCGACGGCGTGGCACTGGTTTGAGGACAGCCAGGCTGAGCGCTACGCGGACGGCGTGCTGACCGTCCGCATGAGCGCGGCGGGCGTGAATGGCCTCAGCGCGCCGATGTTTAAGCGGGTATTCGATGAGGTCCTGTACACCCTATCGGGTAAGTGGGTGATCTTGCGGGCGTTTGACGACGTGGGCGAAGTCGTCGGGGTATCGTGATGATTGCCACCTTAGCGCCGCCCACATTGGACTCTTCCTGGGTGTTTCCGGTTGATACGCCCGTTCGACGACGGTTGTTTGTGCCCGATGTCTTCTCCCATCCGGCCAAGTTGCATCTGGGGCTGCTGCAACGCCTGATTGATCTCTACACCGCGCCCGGCGATACCTTGCTTGATCCGATGGCGGGGACGGGGAGTTTGATGCTCGCGGCCACGCAGCAGCGTAACGTCATTTTGCGCGATATTCAGCCGGAGTACGTTGCTATGATGCAAGCCAGCGCGCCGGGCGTGCATCGGGCGGCAGGTTTGTTTGCTGGGCTGATTGATATTGATCAGGCCGATGCCAAAACGCTGATCTGCCCGCCGTTTTCTCATATCATTTTCAGCCCGCCCTACGGGTTTGAAACGGGGAATGGAATGACGAACGAACGGCGTGCCCGGATATTCGAGTCAGACAAAAAATACGGGAAGCGGTGGAAGCGGTATATTGAAGCGCCCAACCACGCCAGCTTCGCGGCGGGTTTCAGGTACATTGGCGGCCAGGGCAACACAGGAAACAAATCTGGGCGCAACTATTGGGCGGACATGCGGGCGATCTACGCCCGACTGATTGAACTCATGCCCGCCGGCGGGCGGATGATCGTTGTCCTGAAAAACCACTATCGGCGTGGAAAACTGATCAACATCGTTGATCAAACCGTCGTCGAAGTGCGCGTGCAGGGGCTGACTCTCGAAGCCCGTCATGCGCGTTGTATTGACAATCCGTCGCTGTGGCAGCGCCGACGCCGGGAAAAAGGGTTGCCGATTGTGGATATTGAAGACGTGCTGGTGTTTAGGAAAGAAGACAAACAGTGACTCTATCCGAGGAACAATACGCGGTTATCGCGGCGGCGGTGATGAGCGACGAAGCGCCGATCACGGTGACGATCAGCATCAAAGACGCCTGGATACTGATTGGCGTTTTGCAACTGGCGCACCGTCATCCCGGCCTGGGCCGCCTGATGAAAAACGCCGTCAAGCGATACGCGGATCAATTTTCCGATCCCATTATTGGCCGTCACCCGGAAGCGCGGGCCTTGATCCGGCACGGGTGGAATCCGGCTTATGACGTTGAGATTAAGGAGAAAAAGGACTGATGACTGATAACAACAAATTTGACATGTGGTGCGTGGTCGAACTGTTCGGGCACAACCAGATCGCCGGGAAAGTGACCGAGCAGACTATCGGCGGCGCGACGTTCGTGCGCGTAGACGTACCCAAGACCACCAAGCGCGACGGCTTCACGCGCTTCTACGGTCCCGGCGCGATCTATTCGATGACGCCAGTGGACGAAAAGATCGCACTGTTGATGGCCGAGCGGCTCGAAGTAGAGGCGGTCAGTGAGTGGAAACTCAGCCAGGCCATGCGCGATCTGCTGCCCGCGACGGCGCTGGGCGGTGACGATAACGACCACGACTACGGCACTGACAACTACGACGATGAGGAAGACGAATCGGATGTGCCATTTTTCGGTGATACGCCGGATGTCAAAGACGAACCGGAAAGCGAATCCGAAAAGAAGACGACAACCTCCGCGTATTTTAAGCGTATCGATTCGGATCGTGAGAAACGCCTGGCCGCCAAGCGCGCCGCCGCACAGTGGGCGCGCGATCTGCTCAAGGGTGAATTCGTCGTCTTCGACACCGAGACGACGGGCTTTGAGTCAGACGACGAGATCGTCCAGATCGGGATCGTCAACCAGGCGGGCGAGGTGGTGCTCGAAAGGTTAATCAAGCCCACCAAGCCCGTGCCGAACTCGGAGTATCACGGCATCACGGACGAGATGCTGATCAACGCGCCGGGCTTCGCGGAAGTGCACGGTCAGATCAAAATCGTGCTGGACGGAAAAAAGCGAGTTGCCCACAACCTGGAATACGACAGCCGTATGATCAATCAGGTGTGCCGTCAACATCAATTGCCCGAATTTCTTTGGGCCGACGGCGACTGCGCGATGGAGATGTACGCGCAGTTCAATGGCGAGTGGAACGATTATCACGGGAACTATCGCTGGAAGAAGCTGCGCGAGGCGCTGGCCGCGTTTGGTCTGAAGCATGAAGACTTCGGCACGAAAGAACACGACGCCTGCACCGATGCGCGGGCGACGCTGGCCGTCATCAAAAAGATGGCTGAATTCGAGGCGGAAAAATCCGCCGCGACGGAGGAGCTGCTCTGATGAACATCCTTGATCTGAACGTAAAGACGGCCCTGGATTATGGGTTGATTTTGACCGCCGTCCGCCCGCAATCGAAGGAGTGGATCGATCTGGACCTTATTGATACCTTCGGCCAATGGCGCGCCGCCCAGGAAAAGCATGGCCGCCGGATCAATGCGGCGGTGCATCTCAACCCGTCCGATTTGTGCGTGTTGGACCTGGACACGCCGGACGCGCTAACCGTGTTGTCGGAGCAAATGATTCTGCCGCCCACGATGGCCGTCCGGACCGCGCGCGGCCTGCATCTGTATTTCCGCCGCAGGACCAATCACGGCGAGGCGGGCGAGGTGTGGGTTGGCGAACATCACCTGGGACAGTACATCTGCGGCAACCTCCTGTCGCATTATGCGCTGCTGCCCGGTTCGCTGCACCCGTCGGGCGTGCGCTACGCCTGGCTGCGCCCGCCCTGCGAAGGGATCGCCGATCTGCCGTCCCGTCTGCACGATTGGGTCCAGTATGATAGCCAGCCTTATGAGGATTTTGAGGACGGAGGATGGGAGGATTGACCACGCCGACGCGCCAGTATCACAGCGTCCGGGTCTTCGTCGGCTGTTGGGTCGACTCCCTGCGGAACTATCACTTTCGCGCGCAAGTTATCCAGCACCGGGGCGGGCGGTTTGTCCGCCGGATGAAGGTGGAGTATCAGCCGGGTTTCGGGTGTGTACCGCAAATGCCGCGCTACGTGGAGCGCGAGATCGAGCAGCAGGTGATCCGGCTGCATGATGCGAGCGAGATCAAGTTTTTCGAGCAGGACCGCGACGGCAACGAGCGATACGAGGACTTTCGCTACTACGATGCCGAGGAGTGGGGCGGGATCGTGGCGTGGATGGATAACCGGGACGGCGACGAATGACGACTCCCGGTGCTCAGGCTGACGAGTGGCTCATGCTGCGCCGCGACGTGGCAGAATTTGTGCTGGAGGCGCTCTCGCATTTCGGCGAGTGGGGATTTACGCCGCTGGACTTCGAGCGTGTACGGCAGGCGCGCGCCGCGCTGGAAGCGGGGTTGATCACGCGGGATGGCGAGGTGATCAAGCCCGCGAAGGCTGCGGATCACGCGAGTGCCGTCATGAGCGCTGAACAGGGCAGCGAAAATGAGTGAGCGCATGTATGTGGGCTGCCGGGTTTCTGCTGATTGTTATGTGGATTCCCAATGCCATTACCACTTTCGCGCGGTGGTCTGGCGGCGCGTTGGTGAAAAACGCAAGCGGGTCAAAGTCGAATATATGCCCGACTTTGGCAGTACACCTGCCCTGCCGCGTTACTCCGAGCGCCTGATTGAGCAGCAGATCATTCGCCTGCACGCCGAGGGCAAGCTCACGTTTTACGAAAAGGACCGTGACGAAAACAAACGGCGCGAAGACTTCTGGTATTACGATCCCGGCGAGTGGGCCGAGATGGTCGCGCAGTTGGCGATTAACTGGGTTGTTGAGCGAAAGGAATAAGTCGTGAGCAGTTTTATACCAGACGGGCCGCCCGGCGGCATTGGGTACAAGGCTATTGAGATCAAACAGGCGTTTCTTGAGGACGCGCTGGCCGGGTACAGGTCGGAGCAGACGCCCGGAACCTATCAGGCGCAAATCATTGATTTGCTGGCCGAAAACGGCGCGGCGGAAATCGGCATGACGCGCGGCAAGGTGGATGATCGCGCCGCGTACCAACTGCGCTTCACCTGGTCCGGCGTGCCTGTTGAGATCGTGCAGGTGGCGCTCCCCACGCGGACGCGCACGGAGTCGGCCCGCAAGCAGGCCGAGCGGCAGGCGCTTTATCACCTGCTGAACGAAATCCGCTTCGAGTTGGAGCGGCGGCACTTTCACCCCGAACTGCCGGCGTTTATCCCCTACATGATCGCGCCCACGCAGGCTGGGCCGATGGCCGTGTGGCAGATGATCAAGTCCGCGCAGCAGTTGGCGCTGCCGTCGCCGAAACTGGATGACGTGATCGAGGCGGTATTCGAGGAAGTTAAATAAGATGGGCGCGGCGTATGACCTCTGGACGGGCGTGGTATCGGCCCGGCTCGAAGATTACACCGGGCGCGGATTGGCTGACGCCCCGACGTGGATCACGCGGGCGCTGCCGGAGTGGTGGCAGCGCGGGTTTTCGGCGGCGTGGGTCGCCGAGCGGCTGGCGGTGTGCCGGTGGGCGCGGGGAAGATCGGCATTGAAATAAAAGAGGCAGAGGAACGATGGACGACAACAGCACAACGCTCGACGAAAAAATACAGCGTGAGATCGCGGCTCGTCTTGGTTATAAAGACTTTCACCGCAGCGCATTGTCCGATCTATGGTATGCGATGAAAGACGGTGAACTGCACCCTGTCCCTGAATGGCCTACAGATGTTAACGCTGCGCTGTTTCTGGTGCTGTCAGTAAAACCGCAGGGCTGCGAACTCGTTATCGGAAATGACAACATCGCTCTCCATGAGCACGACCTGACCTATTGGGGTCATCATGCATACCGAGAGGACGATTCCGAATCGTTAGCGCGGAATCTGTCTATTCTGGCCCTTGAGATACTGCGGAACAAATGAATGCTTAAAAGGCACGAGGCCAGTCGCCGGGTTTATCCTGGCAGTTCTGGCCTCGGAACTGAACAAGAGGGAGTGTAACCGAGATGATAAAAAATGTCGAGAGACTGTCCAATGGGAATTATCGACATCGCTACGCCTTCGAGCACCATTTGCCTGATAATTGGTGGTATAGCGCCCTGGAGGTCTTCAGTGATTCACCCGCTGTGGCTCGTTTTGCTGAACAGAATCCCGAAGCTACGCTCATGGCGTGCGTTCCGCTTGACCGCCTCAATAGAGACCTGTCACCCGCTGCACTCGATCAAGATGTGGTTAAAGAATGGGCGCAGGTTTATTTAACGGGTCTGACGGAGGGGCTTCGCCCCTACAGCATCTTTATAGACATGAACCTTTTAGGGAAAGACGAACACGGAAAGGCGGCAGCTGAGATTATTGAGGCGCATTGCATGGATCGTGGCGCTGTTGCTCTGATTGATAAACATCCCCGGTACGGTTGGGTATTCCATACGCTCTACGCAGGCGATCCACTAAGGGCATATAAAAAGAAAATCTCCAGCTTTTTCTTCCAGCAAAACAGAAAACAGAGGGAGATAAAGACAGAGAGGGGCATTGAGGTCGCGCTGGCTCGACAACTGCGAAAACAGGGACACAAGGTACAGCGCCAAATACAATGCGAATCTGGCATTGCCGATGTCGTGACCGAAGAGGCTGTTTACGAGATTAAATTCACCCTGACGCGAAGCCGGTTATTTGAAGCTATTGGTCAGGTTTTGATTTACCGCCAGGCGATCAACCCTAACCTGAAGGCTGTTGTACTCGGCAAGCCGCCGAAAGACGGCAAGATCGAAGAGATTATTGATTGCGCTCAGCGGCTTGGCGTGGAAGTGCAAATATGGAAAAGGGATGAAAAATCATGAAAACCATTGCAATAGTGAACAGCAAGGGCGGCGTGGGCAAGACGACGCTGGCAATAACGTTGGCGGCAGGTCTGGCCGCGACGGGTAAAAAGGTAGTGCTGGTGGATACCGATCCGCAGGGCAATGTTGCGGGATGGTTTGGGATGTCTGAAGAGAGCGGGGTTTTTGATCTGCTGATCAAAGAGCGCCCGATTGCCGAGCTTTTGCGCCTCGTGCCCCAGGAGCGTTGGTGGCCCGATCTGTCATCCGGCGTGCTGGCGATTCTGCCGGGAAATTCGCGCACCACAACGGCGGGGTTAACGCTGGCTATTGAAAAAACCACCGCCAACAAACTCAAGAATGGGCTGGCCCCTTTAGCGCACAGCATTGACTACGTGATTCTGGATACATCCCCCACTGTGACCGAAATGATGGCGAACGTGTTTGCGGCATCCGACGGCGCGATTATCCCCACTCAAACGGCACGGCTGAGTGTGAATGGCGTGCATAAAACGATGGGGCGCATCGAGGCGGTGCATGATCAACTTGCGCTGCCCGTGCTCGGCATTCAGCCGACTATGCACTATCCGCAGCAGGTGGTATGCAAGGATAATCTCGCCGAATTAACCTCCGAGTATCCCGATCTGGTTTGGTCGCCGATCCCTAAGTGCGTCGCGTGGGAAGATGCCGCCGAGTCTGGTATGAGCATTTTTGTTCGCGCGGCGCGCCGCCACTCCGTAGTGAATGAGGCAACCCTGTTTGTGTTGTCCTTTTTAAAAGCGACTCAGGCGGTGCTTTGATGGCGCGCCCGACACGACTAGGGGGGCGCACTGTTGAGGTAGGGGCGCAGTTTCACGACGAGGATCGGTTGCGCGACGTACTGGACCTGCGCGATCCTGATCGCCCCGTATCGCTGGAAATAAAAAAAATCCGCCGCGACGGCGGGACGCAGCCCCGCGCCGAACTGAACCAGGATACCATCGCCGAATACGCTGAGGATATGCAAAACGGCGACGACTTCCCGCCCGGCCTGGTGTTTCACGACGGCACGGATTACTGGCTGGCACGGGGCTTTACCCGCACGGCGGCGGCAGAATCTATCGGGTGGACGGAGTTTGATTACATCGTGCGCCAGGGCACGCGCCGCGACGCCGTGTTGTTCTCTGTGGGCGAGAACGCCGATCACGGCCTGCGGCGCACCAATGACGATAAGCGGCGGGCTGTTTTGGTGATGCTTCAGGATGACGAATGGGGGCAATTGAGCAGTGAGATTATTGCGAAATATTGCAGGGTATCCCACACGCTCGTCAACAACATTCGTCGCTCACTCGCAACCGTTGCGAGTCAGGGAGGACAGGGGAGCAAAACTTCCCAAAAGAGAGTTGGCGCGGATGGCCGTCAATACGATATAAAGCGCATCCAGAAAACGGCCCAAAAACGCGCCAAGCCGATGCCCCAGCCAGCGCCGGAACCAGAGCCAGCCTACGACGACGACGGCCTGCCGGATCGCCACATGGATGACGAGATACCTGGCTGGAACGAGTCGCCTGCTACTGCGCCGTCAGACAACGACGAAAAACGGTGGATCGTAGACCAGCTTCACAAGCTGGCCGGGATGTTGGATCGGTTTGGGCGACCCGGCGATGCACGGGTGCTGCGCGGGGTACTCTCGGTGCTGGCGCGTGAATGGGGGCGCAAATGAGCGGCGGGCAGCGCTTTAAGCGTGCCGTCGCGCTGGCACGGGCGCAGGAGTTAATCGAGCAGCTGCGCCCGGCCTGCGTACAGATTGAGATCGCCGGGTCGCTGCGGCGCGGCATGGCAAGCGTGGGCGACATTGAGATCGTCGCCATGCCGAAAGTCGAAGAGTACGCCGTCGCCGGGCAGCTGGATATGTTCGGCGGCGGGACTCCAGCCAAAGTCGAGCGGGCGAGTCTGCTCGACAAGACACTCGAAACGCTGGTCGCGGCGGGCGAGGTGGTCCGCGAGCGGCCCCACGCGGCGGAGCGTCCGGCCTGGGGCGATAAATACAAAAAGGTCTGGACGAAAATCCAGGTCGACAAGTTCCCCGCCTTCGTCAAAGGCGCGGACTTCGCGCAGGGTGATGATGGCCTGGCGTATATCCAGGTGGACATTTTCATCGTCACTCCCCCGGCGCAGTGGGGACCCCTGTTTACCATTCGGACGGGGCCGGAAAGCTTCTCTGGCCGGGAAGGGCTGATGCGTTACATCAACGGCCATACCCCGTATCGGCAAGACGAGGGACATCTGAGCGTGCGGGCGACGGGCGAAGAGGTTAGCACTCCCACTGAAGCAGATTACTTTCGGGTGCTGGGGCTGCCTGTGATTCCGCCGGGCGAGCGCAGTGCCGAGAAGCTGTGGCAGGTGGTGAAGGGGAATACGAAACCCGCCGCGCCGCGAAACGCACCGACGGTGAAGGCGCTGACGCTGCACCAGCCCTGGGCATCGCTGATCGCCGCCGGACTCAAGCGGTACGAGACGCGCGATTGGGGTACGGGGTATCGCGGCCTGCTGGCGATCCACGCGGGTAAAACCGATGGCGCGCTAGACCTGCCCGATATGCTCAACGAGCGCGAGCGGGCCAAGCTGCCCGCCGACATGCCGCACGGGGCAGTGGTCTGCCTGGCGCGGCTGGTGGATGTCGTGCGCACTGAAACCATCACAGCTGATCCCGAATTCACGCTGTCGCGCGAGTCCAGGCTGGGTAACTTTGCGCCATACCGCTACGGCTGGCGTTTGGAGGTGGTCGAGGTCTACGATCCGCCTATCCCGGCGCGCGGATCGCAGGGGTTGTGGGATTGGCCGCTACCACCAGCGGAAACGCCGCCATCCAAATGGCGCGGGTTGACGGATGACGAAGTGCGGTTGATCCTGCGGGATCGGATTGAGGCGCGGGCGGGGATTGGAGAGCGCTAGAAATGTTTACAGTGAGAATCATATCGAGGATTTATGCTGGATAGCCAACGTGAAAAACAACCTCTTCTAGAGGAGTTCGGCATTATCATCTTGCCTGGCAATATTGACGAAGATGCCTATATCCAGATGTCCTGGTCTCTGGCGCTGGGTCGCCACTTGCATCCCGATGCGCGATTGATCCTGCGCTGCTGGGGCGATGGCGGCACGGCCTCGGCGGGGCTTGCAATTGCCGATCTGCTCCGGGCGGACGGAAATGTCAGTGGAGAATTGATAGGCAAAGCTCAAAGTTCAAGTTCGTTTATCTGGGCGGCGTGTAGCAAACGATACGTCTATCCTCTGGCGGGCATCGGCGTGCACTCGTCGGTTATGGTGCTTAACACCTGGGAAGATGCCGATTACCACCGCACCGAATTGGATCACATGAAACGCCACGATGTCCAGATCGCGCAGATTTATGCCCGCGCTTCTCACCGCGACGCTGACTGGTGGCTCAAAAAGATGCACCAGGGACATTCGGCGTGTTATCTGCTGGACGCGGAGCGGCTGGTGAAGATCGGGATGGCAAAGGCTATCAGGGCAACCAAAAACGGGGGGGGGGGAATCGGCCATGAGCCGTCGCTACGGAAAGCGCAAAGAGGATGTTTTCGAGGCGATCTGCACATTGGGCGTAGAGTTAAAGACGCCGCCGACACAGCAGCAGATTGCGGAACACCTGGAGATGTCGCCGCAGTACGTCTCTATCCTTATGATGCAGCTCGAACTTGATAGGCGCATCAAATGGCTGACACGATACACCTACGCCGTCACAAAATCGTCCTGGCAACCCCCACCTGAGACTTAATTTTTGTTTTAGTGCGCCGTCTCTAGTGATTCGTCTCATGTTTTGCGTCCGCTCATTTGTGCTATCCTAGAGGTTGACGAATGAGTACCGCGCCGATCAGTCGCAGTTCGCGCACGGCGCGGCGGGGCCAGATTTACCCATGTTCCCCCTCTGGCGTGTCTGGCCGAAACGGAGTTTAGGGCAGGGCCTCTCCGTGAACAAAGACCCTGCCGAGGCTTGCTAATTTAAATTGAGGCTTCCTGGTGTGCCGCAGGCCGACGCGGAGCGATGCGACGGTAAACACCAGGACCATCCCGGATGATCACCGGGGTGGGGTGGTTAGGGACAGGCTGCCCGTGTGCAGCCCGCGACGGCACGGCGTCGAAATACGACATCGTGTCGTTTTTGTTTGCGGAGCGTGTGTGGGCATCGATTGGCAAGTCTTCACCGGGGCGGCGCGTGCGCTGCTCTCCGGTCAAAATCCTTATCAGCTCAAGGGTGTCTATCACGCGCCCTGGCTTTTTGTGCTCGTCATCCCCCTGCTCTGGATGCCCGATGTTCTTGCCCCGGCCTTACCCTGCCTGGCGCTCGGCGTAATGGCTTACCGCGAGCGCCGCATCGACCTGCTTCCGGTGGTCGGCCTGTCGCTGCCCTTCGTGCTGCTGATGTGGCTTGCCAATACCGACTGGTATGCCCTTTTTGGCTTGGGCGGACCGGGGTTTTTCGCGCCATTTTTACTGACGGTCAAGCCGCAAGCGACCGGGCTGGTGCTGGTGACATATCTTCATCCGCAGCGCTGGGTTTACCTGGTTCCCCTGGCGCTGGCCGCGCTGGTGGCCTTTGCGTTATGGCGCTGGCCGCTAAACATCGTCGAGCATCAGGACACGATCATCGGTTATGGTCACAACTGGGCGCTGTGGCGGTACACCTGGCCGCTGGGCCTGTGGGCGTTATGGCGCGCCTGGCGCGCGCGCTCGGTGATGTGGGGCTGCGTGGCGTCGGTGCTGCTGACGCCGTACCTGGCTTTGTACTCGCTGGTTCCGACGATCTACGTGGTCGCGCGTGAGCATCGCCGGGCCGGAATCGCCTTGAGTCTATCCAGTTGGATTTTTGCGCTGCTATGACGACTGATAGTTTGCCAACGACCATCGGCCCTTACCGCAACCGGATCATCGGTCTGCGGGTGATGCCCGTTGGGGAGCTGCTGAATCATCCGAAAAATTGGCGCTCCCATCCGCCCGCGCAGGAAAAGAGCCTCGACGCCATGATGCGGCAGATCGGGGTGATTGACGTGGTGCGGTATAACGCACCCACCAATCGCATTTTTGACGGTCACCTGCGTAAAAAGTTATTCAGCGCCGATCCCCAAACGCCCGTGCTGGTACTCGTTACCGATCTCACCGAAGAAGAAGAAACCGTCGCGCTGGCGACGTTTGACGCGATTACCAGCATGGCGTGCGCCGATACCGACGCGCTGCTCGCGCTGCTGCACCTGGCGCAGGATGCGCCCATGTTGGCCGGGGATGAAGCGGCACTGGACTTGCTGCACCTGGTCGCGCACCAGTACGGCGTGACCCTCGACGAGGCGGGCGAAGTCGCCGATCCTGGCCCGCAGACGGATCGCGCCGCCGAGCTGCGCGAAAAATGGCAGACGGCCCGCGGCCAACTGTGGCTCATTCCGTCGCTGACGCTGCCCGGCCAGCATCACCGGCTGCTGTGCGGCGACAGCACGAACGCGGGCGACGTGGCGCGGCTGATGGACGGCCAGCGCGCTGTTCTTTTTTCGACTGATCCCCCTTATTTGGTGGATTACACGGGCGAAAATCACCCGCACGCCTGGAATAAAAAAGACGGCAATAAAGACTGGTCAGACTCCTACCACGATTGGGACGACGCGGCGCAGGGCGAAGACCTCTACGATGGCTTTATCGCCCGCGCGGTGGAGATCGCTATCGTCGAGGACGCGGCCTGGTACTGCTGGCACGCGAGCCGCAACCAGGCGATGTTGGAGCGGGTGTGGGAGCGGTACGGCGCGTTTGTCCACCAGCAGATTATCTGGGCGAAAGATCGGCCCATCCTGACCCGCAGCCATTATATGTGGCAGCACGAACCGTGTCTCATGGGCTGGCGCAAGGGCCACCGCCCCTATCGTGTGCCGGATGCCGAGCACGTCTCGACGGTGTGGGCCTTCCCGACGGTCAAGGTCGGGACGAGCGCGGATCATCCGACCTCGAAGCCTGTTGAGCTGTTCGAGATTCCGATGCTCCAGCACACGCGCCAGGGCGAGGTGTGTTATGAGCCGTTCGCGGGATCAGGGAGTCAATACATCGCCGGGGAGAAGCTGGGCCGATTAGTTTTTGGTTTAGAGTTGGCCCCTGAGTTTTGCGGGGCCATTCTTGAAAGACTGGCCGGCATGGGTTTAACGCCGCTGTTGGCGGAGGGCGCGTAATGTGGCCGATCAGTCTGACTACGACCCCGCAGCCTGGGAAGCCCTGGCAAAACGCGACGACGAGACACTGAAAGCGCACGCTGCTTTTCTGGATTACGTGCGGATGGGGTCCGGTCGCAGTTTAGCAAAATTAATCGCGCAATACCAGGACCAGGGCGCGGCTAAAGTGGGACCAGAAAAGCCACCCACCAGACGGCTTAGTACCTTGAAAGAATGGTCCGTCATCCACGAGTGGCAAAAGCGCCTCGAGGCCTGGACGGCAGAGCGCAACCAGCGCGACCAGGCGTTGTGGGAAGAACGCCGCCGCCAACTACGTGAGGACGATTGGACAACCGGCGAAAAGTTGCGTGAACAGGCCAACGCCGCGCTGGAGCAGGTTCCGCAGTTTTTGAAGACGACGCGCCGGGTTATCAAGGGCAGTCAGGGCCAGCCGGATCGAGAAGTCATCACGATGGGCCTGAAGCTCGGTGAAGTGTCCGACGCCGCCGCGACAGCCAGCAAGCTCCAGCGGTTGGCGGCGGAAATGCCTACCGAGCGCCAGCAGGTTGATGCCACTGTCACCGGTATCACCTCTGACGATTTAGCGAAAGCGCGCGATAAAGCGCAGCAGTTTGAGGACCAACTCCTGAATGACAACGGCAGTACAGACGACCCTAGCGGCGACCGCGCCGAGTAGTCTCACCGATGCCGAGAAGCACGAGTGGCTGGCGTGTGCCGAGTCGCCGCTCTATTTCATTCATCACTACGTCCACATTTACGACGCGCTGATCAAAGATTGGATTCTGTTCAGGCTGTGGCCCGCCCAGGCGCGCACCTTAAAAGTATTTCAGGCGGAACGGCTGGTGGTCGTGCTGAAAGCACGACAGATCGGATTGACCTGGCTCGCGTTGGGTTACGCGCTGTGGTTGATGCTGTTTCACCCCGCCGCGACGGTGCTGCTCTACAGCCGCCGCGATGACGAAGCGATTGACCTGCTCGACTTCCGGCTCAAGAACATGTACCGCCGTTTGCCGCGCTGGATGCGGGCGCGCCGGGTCGTGACCGACAGCAAACACGAATGGGAACTGTCCAACGGCTCGCGCGCGAAAGCTATGCCCACGACGGCGGGTGACTCGTACACGGTCACGCTGGTGATCGGCGATGAGTTTGATCTCATCCCTGACCAGGACCGGATTATGGCGAGCGTCAAGCCGACGATTGATAACGGCGGTCAGATGATCCTGCTCTCCCGGCCCGACAAAGGGCGGCCCCAGTCGCGGTTTAAGGCCATCTACAAAGCGGCTAAGGAGAAGGCCAACGCCTGGGCAGCGGTTTTTCTGCCCTGGTACGCGCATCCGGGGCGTGATCAGGCGTGGTACGAAGCCCAGCGCATCGACAAGTTGAGCACGACGGGCAGCGAAGATGAGCTGCACGAGCAGTACCCGGAGACCGATGCCCAAGCGCTCGCCGCGCGGACGTTGGATAAGCGGATTGCGCCCGCGTGGTTACAAAAATGTTTGGTCGAAATGGGCGGATTAGACCCGCTCCCGGAGGGTGCGCCGTCGATCCCTGGGTTGCGGATTTATAAACTACCGCATAAGGGTCATCAGTATGTGGGCGGCCTGGACCCAGCCGAAGGTAACCCGACCAGTGACGATTCGGCCATGACCTTCCGGTGTATACAGACCGGTGAGGAAGTCGCCAGTCTGCGCGGGAAATTTCAGCCGTCCACGCTGGCGGCGCACGCCGATGTGATCGGGCGATATTTTAACCGGGCGGCGCTGATGGTCGAACGCAACAATCACGGGCACGCGGTGCTGCTCTGGTTGAGAGATCACTCGAAGCTGCAACGACTGACGGGCTTCGATGGCAAAGAGGGCTGGCACAGCACCACGTTAGGAAAGGCCAAGTTGTACGACGCCGCTGCCGATTTTTACCGTAACGAGGAGGGTGTCTTGCACACCTTCGTGACCTATACCCAACTGGCGAGCATCGAGGGCAATACGCTGCGCGCGCCAGAAGGGGAGCATGACGATCTGGCCGACAGCGACGCCTTATCCATTGTGGCGTTGAAGCGGCCCAGGGCCGGATGGGAGGCGACGGCATGACGTTACCCATTGCCATCGCCGGATCGGATCGTCGTCTGCACGCCTTCAAGTCTTCGCTCGAAGACCTGATCGCCTTGCAGCGCAGCGACGCGACGACGGCGGACCTGGCGCGTATGTATGCCGTCTGCGTGACGGCCTACCGCGCGGCTAACCTGCGCGCGCTGGTCGTGTCGCAAGTGCCCTATCGCGTGGTAGATCGCAACAACGCCGAGATCAAAAACCACCCGCTCAATGCGCTGTTCCACGACAACCTGGGTTTCCAGGACCTGATGCTGCGCTCCGAACTGACGGCGTGCTTTTGGGGCCACAACCTGATCCTCAAGGAACGGATGATCTCCGGGCGCGTGCATGGCCTGACCTGGCTGAATCCAAAGAGTTATCGCCTGGACGTGGATTACCGGGACGGCCTGCGTGGATTCCGCCTGGTCGGAGTCGATACCCGCGCGTTTCCCAACGCCTACATCAAACGCGCCGACGGCGTGTTTATGTTCGGCGTAGACTTTGATAACGACTTCGGTGGCGTCTCCCCGGCAGAAGCCGCGTTCGACGAGGCGGGAGTCGAAACCGAGGCCGCGCAGACGGCGCTCTGGTTCTTGCGCAACCGGGCCGTGCCGGCCGCCATCTTGCAGCCCAAAGACCCGGATGTCAGCCCGCCGTCCGAAAAGGAGCGGCGCGGGATGCTGGCGCTGCTCAAGACGGTGCTCAAGGGCGCGCAGAATGCCGGGCGCACGCTGATCTCGTCGGGCCGCTGGGAGTGGATACAGATTCAGCAGCAGTTTGACGAGATCGGCATGGGCGAATTAAAAGACGACGCCCGCGAAGCGATAGCGATGGCGTTCGACGTGCCGCTCGATCTGCTGCTGCCCACGTCGTCCACGTATGCCGAACTTTTTCAGAGCGACAAATCCTGGGCGCGCTACTTTGTCAAGGCGCGCTGCAAGTGGTACGCCACGCAGTTTAACATGCAGCTCGTGCCCGAATTCGGCGGGGACGCGCGATTGGTTCCGGCGTTTGACGAGGTATTCGAGGACGATGCCCGCGCCAATACCGAACTCGCCAACCAGCAGGTCGAAGGCGGCTGGCTGACGCTGTACGAAGCGCGGATTAAGGCGGGTGTCGAACCCGACGAGCGGCTGAAGGATATTTACGTGATCAACGGCCAACCGATGAGCGCCGACGTGATCGTCCAGGTCGCCAACCAGCCGCCCGTATCGACGTCCACCTGGCCGAGCTTGCCCACGGCCAGCCCGTCACCTCTCTCTCTGACGACGACGACGACGCCCGCCTTGCTGCCGCCGCGCCCGGTCCAGAGCCAGGCCGTACTCGCCGCCGCGACGGAAACGGATCGGCTGTCCGACGGCCTGTTCAAAGAACTCAAGGACTGCGTGCGGGTCATCAGCCGTCACGGGCCGGCCCATGCGTTTAAGGCGATCCTGCTGCCGCCTGACGTGGTAGCGCTGGTGCGCGTACTGACGGCCCTGGATGACGATACGGACGAGTTACTGGCCGCCGCGAAGACCTACTGGCAGCAAACCGCCACGTGGCGCGCGCTCAAGGCGTTCGCCGACGTGGAGCAAAATTATCGCGCCGCGATTTACGACCTGATCCGCCGCGCGTTCGCCCGGCAAATTGGCCGGACGGAATTTGGTGACCTGGGGCGCGTGGAAATCAGCACGGGCTTCGAGGCGGCGTTTAAGCAGGGTCTCGCCGACGTGGGCGTGACGACCAAAGAGTTGACCGAAGCGGAACGCGGCACCCTGAAAGACGCGGAGAAAGCCGAACGGCGCTACTGGACGCGCCTGGCGAACAACGTGTTTAAGGAACTGCTGCCCCAGGTGGAGGAGATTCAGCGCCAGCAGGCGCTTCTTAAACAGGCCACCGATCCCGCCGTTCAGGAGCAATTACGCGCCGCACTTCTGAAACTCAAAAAGGCGCTGATTACCTCGCGCGATAGTTTTATCGCGCGCCTCGACCTCTGGTCGAATTCGCTGCGCCGCGTGTACAGCCAGGGGCAGTTGTCCGGCCAGGGCAACCAGATGGTGATCTGGGAGATGGACGCCGCTGCCGAACACTGCCGGACGTGCCGGATCGCCAACGGCCAGATTCACCGCGCCAGCGAATGGGCGGAACTGCGGCTGTATCCCGGCTCGGACGTGCTGGAGTGTGTGCATTCTGCCGACGGCGTGCCCGTTTGCAAGTGTGGCTACCGGGCTATCAATGCCGACGCGCGCGGCGACCTTACGCGCATCCCCCTCTTCGGCGGTCCGCAGCGTGCGGTGTATCCCGGCGCGGTCAAGTCCAGTTTGGGCGTACCGGACGGCACGGTGGTGCTGTACCTGGAAAACATCGAGACGGTGCTCACGCTGCAAGAGGAGTTGATCGCCGAACACCCGGCGCTGGTGGCGGCGCGCTGGACACCGGCAGCGCAGCTGCATATCACGCTGGTATTTTGCCCGCTCGTGGACGACGTGCCGTTCGAGGATATTTTTAAGACCGTCCGGGGGCTGCCCGCCCTGACTCTGCACGCTTCGACACTCGACGCCTTCGAGAAAGATGGTTACCGGGCGCTGGTGCTGCTGCTCGACGATAACGCCGCCCTGCGTGCGATCCAGCAGGCCATCTACGACGAGTTCAAGGCGCGCGACATCCCGCTGTCCGAATACAGCGCGCCGGACCAGTGGAAGGCGCACATTACGCTCGGCTACGAAGAGAGCACTACGCCGTTCGAGCCGCGCGCGGTCGATGTGCCATGCACCGGTGTGCGAGTAGCCTTTACGCGCGGGGATTACGAAAACGTGCACGTGGTCGATGCCGTTCCACTCGCGCCGGAGGTGGAAGCGTGATCGAAGCCCAAATCGCCTTTGACACCTCCCACCTGGATCGTATCCAGGCCATGTACCGCCAGGCCCCGGCGCTGGTCGACCAGGCTGTTCGCAAAGACATCGTGCCGTTGGCGCGCCATTGGGTCGATAAACACCTGCGGACTGAGCCGGGGCCGCCCGTTTACCCGATCCGCTGGACGCCCTCCAAACACGCGGAGGATGCGAACAAAAAGCCGAATACGCGCTGGGGCTACTACTCGCGCCAGAAAGCGGCCTTCTTCGCCACCAACGGGTTTGGAGGCGGTATCCCGTACACGCGCCAACATAAGTTAGTGCGCGGCTGGCACGTCATCGGCGATTACACGGGCGGCTTCGGCGGTATTCGCATCACTCACGACAGCCGGATCGCCATGTTCGTGTGGGGTATCTGGCAGCAGGAGTACCACCACATCACGGGCTGGCCGTACTGGATCGGCCAGTTGACGGCGCTGTCGCTCGAACTGGATGACCGGCTGCTGCTGGCCGTCCAGCGCGTGGGCGATCTCATCGCGCAGGGAGGACAAGGAAATGTTTTATAACACGCTCGCCGACCTCCCGCCGCAGGTACGGGACCACCTGGCCGAAGACGAGCAGCACCAATGGCTGGCCGTCTTTAACGCCGTGTTCGCTCAAACGGGCGACCACGAGAAATCGCTCCTGGCCGCCTGGGGCGCGGTGCGTAAGGGTCGCTATGCCGGGCGCGCGATGGGCCTTTATGAGCAGGACGGCCAGGTGATCGTGCGCGGCTGGGGCATGAAGTTCACCGGACCCGACGATCCCGATCTCTTCGACACGCACTTTTCCACCCTAACGGCGCTGCTGGCGGAGTTTTACCAGGATGCGCCGCTGTGGTACGAGCATGGCTACGACATTGATTATGGCGTCGCGCCCATCGGCAAGCGGCACAAGGTGGAGATTTACGGCTTCGGCGTGTGGTCCGAGCACACCTTATTTCAGGACCACGCCCTGTTCGCGCGCACGCGCCAGGAAATCAAGCGCGGCGCGCTGGCCTACAGCAGCGACAGCATCGCGCATTACGTCGCGCAGGGCGTTAACCAGGCCAACGGCGAGCTGCGCGCCTGGCCGCTGGCCGGGTGGAGTCTGACCAAACACCCCGCCGAGCCAGGGCTGGGCCCGGTCACGCTGGCTGGGATGGAAGCCGTCATTCAGGAGGTGCTCGCCGCGCCTGTGAAGCGTATCGCCGACGGCGAGACCGTGTACACCCTGACGGCCTGCAAATCTGTTTATTCCCCGCCGCTGGACCCGACGGTCGCGGCGGATCATATTCGGCCCGATGACCCACAGGCGCGGGAGGCGCACGGGACAGACGGTTTTCAAACGAAGCTTACTCCTATGGAGGGAAGAACGATGGACCCTGAAATGATGGCGGCCTTAGCGGAATTCCTGGGCGTCGAGGCCACACCGGAAGCGGTGCGTGACGCCCTGGCGCAGTTGATTACCCAACTGCAAGATACCGAGGGCGAGGCGGCGCAGGCGGTGAATGTGCCCGAACTGCGCGCGGCCCTGGCCCTGGGCGACGACGGCGACGTGGTAGAACGCCTGTCGGCGATGATGAGCCTGCTCGAAGAGCCGGCCCTCGACTACGCGGCGCTGGGCCGTGCCAACCGCCGTTTCGAGATGGTAGCCGATCAGACGCCCGCGCGCCGTTCCGTGCCCTACCGGGTGCGTGACGAGGACGAGGATGAGGATGATGGCGACGAGGCCGGGCGTGCGGGTTACCGCGCGACACCGCGCCGCTCGCGCTCCCTGCATACCCCCAACCTCAACCGGGGGACGGCCCGGCCCGGTGTCGGGTCGGCGGTGATGGCCGCGCTGGGTTTGCGCCCGCCCGGTTTCCGATCCACCGCGACGCTGCCCCAGATTCGCGCGCGGCTGTTCCAACTGGATCGCGCCGCGAGAGCCGCCGACAGCGGCGATGGTCCCCGTGGGGCATGGGTGCTGAACCGGGAAATCGCGCAGGACATTCTCGCGCCGCTGACCGCCCGCCTGGTGCTGTTCGGGGCAGGCGCGTTCCAGTGGCCGATGGACGGCATTGACCAGACCACCATTCGTAAGATGGTGGGCGTGCCCGGCGCGTACTGGGCGGCGGAAAACACCGAAGTCACGGGCGACGACGCGGATTGGGCGGTTGCGACGCTGACGCTGCACGAGCTGCGCGCGCCGACCACCTGGCCGAATCGCTGGCTGCGCAACCTGGCGGCGGGCGCGGAAAACATGATCCGCGACGAGATCGTCAAGGCCATGCGCCGGAAAATCGAGTACAGCGCGCTCTTTGGCGATGGCTCTGTCCCCAACGACGGGGTGAGCACCGGGCAGCAGCCGCTCGGCATCCGCTACACCACGGGTGTCACGGTGACGAACGTGGGCGCGACGCCCAACATCGACACGCTGGCGGTGGCCCCCGCTGCACTCGAAGACGCCGACGTGGAGGAAACCGACACGTGGGGCTGGATCAGCCACCCGCGCACCTTCCGCATGTTCGAGAACATGGCGAATCAAAACGGCGACCCGATCCTGCGGAACTCCTGGGCCGAAGGGGTGCGCGAGCGCACGCTGCTCGATTACCCTTACTGGAAAACCACGGGCGTGCCCAAAAACCTGGGCGGCGGCTCGAACGAGAGTAACCTCTTCTTCGGCGACTGGTCGGAACTGGCCGTCGGCATCGGGCAGGACGTCGAGCTGCTGGTCAGCCAGGAGCGCTACATCGAGAAGAACCAGACGTTTGTGATGGGGATCGCCTACGTGGATACCGTCGCCATGTATCCCGAAGCCTTCCACGTCCACACGGGCGTGCTGGCCTAATTCGTTTCAGACAGGACCCATGAGGCCGCCGGGCTAAACCGGCGGCTTAGATCGAGGAGAACATTCGATGACCGATCAACTTGCAGGACTCGCGGAAATCAGCGCGCTGTACCCCATCGATTCGCGCGACGAAACGGTGGCGGCCGGGGCGGGCGTGGACATCAAAGACCTGGACGGCAACCTGCTGGTGCTGTTCGATGCCGAGGCCGGGACCGGAACCAGCACGCCGACCCTGAGCCTGGACATCCAACACCGCGCCGACAGCGCCGATTCCTGGGCGGCCATTCCCGCCGCCGCGTTGTACGACCCGGCGACGGGCGCGGCAGCCACGTTTGACGACGTGACCGACGCCGACGCGACCCAGGTGCTCGCGCTCAAGCGTGAGCTGCTGAAAGCCGAAGTGCGCGGCCTGATGGCGATCACGGGGACCACCCCGGATTTCCTGTGCGCGGCCTACCTTGTCGGCCTGCCGAAATATTCGAGCGGCTGGTAAACCCGGCCTGAGCCAGGAGGAATCACATGGCACTTAACACGGTTCGTGCACCTTCCAACGTCGGGCTGGGGTCTGCCGACGCCCTGACGCGCGCTGAAGCGCCGGGGTTTGACGACATCCAGACCGAAACCGACGCGGCGATCACTTACGTCGCCAAAGCGGATGCCACCGGTTACGACGACATCCAGACGCAAACGGCTGCTGCCACTGATTATGTGGCGAAAACCGAAGCGACCGGCTATGCCGACATCCAGACCCAAACGGATGCCGCCGCGACCTATATGGCGCTGGCGGCCTTCCCGCTGCGGGCGCAGCGCGCGACGCTGGCCTACACCGATACGACAGCCAAGACGCTGTTCACGCTGCCGATCGGGGCGATCATCCTAGCCTTCATCGTCAACGTGACGACGGTTTTTAACGACAGCGGCACGGACCTGATCGACATCGGGGTGGATGGGACCCCGGAGCGCTTCGTGGCCGACATCGATGGCAGTTCGGCAGGGATTGTCCTGAAAGCCAGCGCCGACGAAGCCGCCCTGGGTGCGGCAACGGCGGTGAAGGGTGTCTTTACCGGGCAGAACGCTAATGCCAACGCCGGGGCCATGACCATCACGGCCCTGTATATCGTACCGTAGGAACCAAACGGGGAGGGTCACTCCCTCTCCTCTTTGACCTTAAAGGGAGGGCAATACCATGCCCAATACAGCCCGGCAGCGCTGGATCGTCACGGCCACCTGGGACGCCGATGATACTGAGCCGTCCAGCTATACGTTTAAACAGCTTGATCCGGTGGGTCGTGCGCTGAATGCCGAAGCGGTCGCGGCGATTGACCTGTCTGACGCGGGTATGATCGTTGTCATGTTTCCGGCAGCTATTGACGCGGCGGCGATCACGCTGAAGTTTAAGGACGCACCCACCGTCGACGGCACGTATGGCAGTTATGCCCAGGACGAGGCGGGTGACGACATCGCCGTCACGGGTATGCAGAGCAGCCTGGGCGTGTCGCGTTCCATCGACCTGAGTATCTGTTCGCGGTTTTTTATCAAGCCCGTGTTTATCGACGTGGGCGGCGATCCAGTCGAGCCGGGCGCGGTGACCGTGACGTTTATGATCAAGGAGTAATCCGCATGGGTGTGCAATTTAACACCAAAGGATTTGTCGTCATTGAGACGGGCGGCCAGATGACCTGGGACAGCATGGTCTCGGCGCGTTCGGGCAAGCGTACCACGCCCGGCGGCGTGCTCGAAGCGGTGCCCGACACTGGGGGGCGATTGTTCGCCCGCTTGCTGCCGCGCGAAGCTCGCCAGATGTCCGAGGCCGAATACGAAGCCGTCTTCGCCGCCGCGCGCGCGTGGTACGCGGCATTGGCGGTCACATCCGCGCCTATCGTACCCGCCGCCGAGTCGCCGGAAGACTCTAGTGAGTCAGACGGCGATGTCGCCGAAAGCGCGGCCCCGCCGGACAAGGAACCCCGGCGTAAGCGGCGCAAGGGAGACGAGGACGAGGCGTGATTACGTCGATCAAGGACGCGCGGCGCGAACTGAAGCCGACCCTCTCATCCGACACGTCCAACAACGCCTACCTGGTGCAGGCGCTGCGCGCCGCCGAGCGGCGTTTTGTGGATCGGGTGGGGTTTGACTTCGTGCCCGCCGTCCGCACGCTCGACATCTACGACGCCTACCGCGATGACCGCGTGCTGCACAATGGGTACCGGCTGCTGCTGCCGGGGCCGCTGCTGGCCGCCAGCGCCGTCGCCAACGGTGTGACGGCACTCACGAGCAGCGATTATCGGATGGTGGTCCTGGACCCGACGCGCCCGACCACGCCCTACGCGGCGGCGCAGTTGATCAGCACCCTGTGGGCCGCCGACAGTCTCACCACGCCAAACGCGACGATCACGGGCACGTGGGGCTATCACGCCGATTATGCCAATGCCTGGCTGACCAGCGGCGACACGGTGCAGGATAATCCGCTGTCCAGCAGCGCGACCAGCCTGACGGTGACGGATGCCGACGGCGTGGACGCCTACGGCGAGACGCCGCGCTTCTCACCCGGCCAGGTGGTGAAGGTCGAGAGCGAATGGCTCGAAGTGCTGGCCGTCAATACCACCACGAACGTCCTGACGGTCAAGCGCGGTATCAACGGCAGCACGGCGGCAGCGCACGTGCAGGGTACGGCCATTGCAGTTTGGGAAGCCGATCCCGCTGCCGTGCGCGCCATCACGCGCTGGGTCGCGTTGATGCTGGATCGGCGGGGCGCGTTCGACAAACTCTCGCTGCAGGGCATGACGGCGCTCGAATTTCCGTCCGACCTGCCCGACGATGTGGCGAATAGTGCCGCAGCCTTCCGCGCGCTGTTCGATACGCCTTTTATGGGGGTGTGACATGGCCTATACGCCGCAAAGCGATCTCGGAACCGCCGTCAAGGGCTTTTTAGAGCGCCTGGCCGCGCTGCAAAAGCTGGTGCTGCCGGACATCAAAAACGCCGTGCCGTACCCGTATCACGCCCAGGATAGCTGGCCGTACTTTACCAACAGCCTGGAGGGTCTCGCGCCGTCGGGATCGGCGGGCGATCTGCGCGCCGTCGGTTTTAGCCTGGCCGTCAACATGACACTGGAACTGGGCCGGGTGGCGAATTTTTACGACGCGCAGTTTCAGATCGACGCGCAGCTCATGCTCGCGGACGTGGTAGCCTGGTTCGTGGCGCGCCCCCGGCTGGCCGACCCGGAGGCAGCGGACACGGCGCTGCATAAACCGCCGCGCTGGATGAGTCCCAGCGGGATTCAAATTCGCGCCGGCCGGCTGAATTTTATCGCCAGCGAGAACAACACTCAGGCCGTGTACGTCGAGTTTTCGTTAACCGTGCCGATCAACGTCGGCGTGATTTAGTCAAGGAGTGTTGCAATGGCACTGAACAATATCGCCAAGATTATCAGCGCGGGCTTCGAGGAAGCGCAGATCGCCTTGCTCAACGGCAACTACCCGATGGGACTGGCGGGCACGCTGACTCAAGGCTCGTCCGCCGGGCTGTACGCGATCCTGGGCGTCCAGACGGCCAACGTGCAGATTCCCAGCTACGAGAAGACGACCATCATGGGCAACAACCGCCCGATGGGAACCTTCCTCTGGAAGCCGGGCGATCTGCCGGAATTCGACATCGACGTGGCGGTGTCAGACCTCGACCTGGCGGCTGCCGTCGAGGGGGTGAAGGCGCGCGACCTGGACAAGTGGACGCTGCACCCCATGCAGGGCAGCGACGTGGTGTTTAAGGACGCCATGCTGCTGCTCTCCACCGAAGCGCAGTCGAAAGAGTCCGGCTCGGACGGCGACTCGCTGTGGTACAACCTGCTGATCCCCAAGTGTAAACTGGGGTACGTGGGGCCACAGGGTGTCAACCAGCGCGGTGAGAACGTTTTTCGCTTTCATGTGGTGGTGCGCACCATCGATACCTACCCCTGGGGTGAAGCCCTGAGCGCTTCCGCCGAAGGCACAACCGGAGCCGTGATCGTCGAATGGAACAGCGAGAACAAAGTGTCGCTGGACACCATCAAGGTCGCGGCGGCGACGGCGCAGATCACGCTGGCCTATACACCCGCCATGACCACCGTGACGGCCAACAGCGGCCTGATCGCGTACAAAAACGGGGCGAGTTATTCCGCCAGCCTGCTGACCGTGACGCCGAGCACGAAGGTCGTGACCTTCACGGCCACCGCGCAGGACGGCGACATCCTGGTCTTCCTGTACGAGCGGGCGGCGTAGGCAGCGGTTAGCCGAAATACGACAGCGTGTCGTATTTCGGCGGCGCTTGAGAAAGGTGAATATGGACACGAGCTACACGTTTACCCACAACGGGGCGCAGATCACCCTGGCGCGCCAGACCAACCGCCATGCGCTGCTGATTGACCGGGTGTCGATCGTCCTGCGTGAAGCGGGCAACGAGACTCCTGAAGGGCTGACCGACGCGGCCTATCGCCGGCTGTTCGCGGAGACGTTAGTACAGACCCAGGCGATGGTGGGCGATCTCGGTTTGGAGCTGGTCTCCCCGGCGGCCCCGGCGGAGGAAATCCAGGCCGCTTACCAGCGTTTTCTGGACGCGGATCGCGCCCTGGGCGACGCCTTTTATGCGGCGCTGAAAGCCGTCAACGCGCCGCCCGGCCCGCGCGAGACCCTGCCGCCGGATGAACTGGACGAAGCCGAACGAAAAAACTTGCGCCGCGCCGGAAGGACTGGCGCACCGAACGCCGCGCCTTCTTCCGACGCCTTGCCAACGGTGACGGCGACGAGCCAGGACTAAAAAAAGAACCGAAAGACTGGGGCTATCACTACCCGGCCTGGTACGTCGAACAAACGTTTACGATCTGGCAGCTGACCGATTACCACGTCATGCCGCAGCCCGGCGGGTTGGATGATCAGGACCCGTTGTGGATCGCGGATATGTCGCTGTGCCTGAAGCTGCTCGCTTTCCAGGAGCAGGAATACGACGAACAGTTAAAGGGTGCGCTGAATGCCCAACGAGGCCGTTAGCGAGCACGTCCTAAAATACCGCACCGACGAGGCGAGTGTCGCCCGGTCGATCCAGGCGGTGGAGAACATCAAAGACACCTTCGCGGATGCCAGCAAAGTGATCGCCGATACCGCGCGCCCGATCCGCGACGTGGGTAAATCAGCCGACGATCTCCGGCGCGGCGAAAAATCGGTGGACGCGATGGCGGCGGCGTATGAACACCTGCGGGAGCGCGCCGAAGACCTGAAAAAGCAGCTCGACGGGGTTAAGAAAAAACTGGAGGAGAACAAGCAGGCGTTCGACGAGGCCGCGAATGCCCCGGCGAGCTACGCGGAGAGCATCAAGCAGGCGGCGGATGAATCGCGGCTGTACGGCGACGTGGGCAGCCGCGTGCGCGACATCGGCGGGGCGGTGAGCATGGTCGGCGGCGCAGGGGCGCAGCAGGCGTTCGGCGTCGGCAGCGATCTGCTCAATGCGGCAGAGGGCTTCGGACGTATCAAAGCCGAACTACCCGCACTGCTCGACCAGCTCACACAGTCAGGTCCCATTACCACCCGCGCTGTCTCGGCCCTGATGAAATATAACCCCGCCATGTCGCAGGCCGCCGCGCAGACCACCGTCGCCGTCGGAAGTCTGGCGGCGATGGCCGGGGCAATGGCGGCGATAGCAGTAGCGACCAACATCGCCAAGAACATCATTGACGACAGCAAGGCGGCCACCGAGAGCCTTCTCGACGTGAACCAACGCTACGCAGAGGTGATTGCCAACGGGACTACCCAGGAGGTCGAGGAGGCGATCCAGGCCAATGAGAAGCGTAACCGGGCGCTGGAGATTGAGCGCGAGAAGCTGCAAGCCCTGGTGGACGGGGCTGAGGACGTGGACGGATTTTCGGGCGCGCTGCTCGATCTCAACGATGCGCTGGGGGTTAACCTGGGCGGTATTGAGGACGTTAAAAACCGCCTGGGTGAACTCAACCAGGAGTTTAACAACAACGTTGATGTGAATCAGCAGTTAAGCCAGGCCCTCGCCAACGGCGCGACGGCAGCAGCGGATGCATTGGCTGCCGAACAGCAACTTGCCGACGCGCGACAGCAGCAAGCTCAAAAAGACTTTGATTGGGCTGTTCTGATTAACCAGATGACCGAAGCTGACCTGGATAAGCGTATTCAGGAGCAGCGCGATCTGCGCCGGATCGCCGATGAGCGACTCGCCCAATTAACCGCCGAGCGCGAAGATTTGCGCTACGGCGGGGCGTCGCAGGCCGATTTGGACGCCAATCAAGCGGCCCGCGATCTCGTTGTTCAACGGGGCGCGGAGGCCGATGCAACCCGGTATTTACTGGAAAGAAGCCGCGACCTGGTGCAGGCCCACGATGCTGATCGCCAGGGTATCGAAGCGCTGGATGCCGCCGAGCGCCAGCGGACGGATAACCTCATCGCGCGGGGAGAAGATCGTGCGCGCGTGCTGATGGAAGCTGAAAAAACATCCGTATCGGCGGCAGAGGAGGAGCTTCGCCAGATCGCTATCCGCAAGGCGGAACTTGAAGCTATCAAACCCGCCCTTGAGGATCAGGCGCAGGCGTCCGACTACGCCAAGAGTCAGTTGGACGTCCTCAATGACGAGTTAGACAATCTAGGCCAGCGCGAAGGCGAACTGGTTGAAATGATCCTGCCCGCCGCCCAGAAGCGCAAGGATGAAGCTGCCGCGCTGAAACTTCTCGAAAAGATAGCCGGCGCGGCCACCGACGGCGTGAAGGTTCTGACAGGCGGCGTGGATGACCTGGCGACGGGCCTCGACGACAGTGCCGAGCGCCTGAAGGAGTTCACCGACGAACAGGCTGAGGTGGACGCCAAGCGCGAAATCGAGGTCCAGCGCGACCAGGAAGACGCCCTGCGCAAGCGCGTGCAGGACCTGGCCGATCACTACGTCGACATGGCCGACCTGGACGCCGACTATTACGGCGAGCGCCAGGACGTGCTCGAAAGCCTGGGCGAGGACCTGGACGAGAATCAGCAGGAGCGGCTCGACCAGATCAAAGAGTACAACCAGGAGTCGCGGCGGCTGGCCGAAGATCACCAGGACGCCATTCTCCAGATTCAGCGCGACACCAACCGGGATTATAACGAGGCAGCGCGCGCGCGCGACACGTCCGGGGCGCTGGCCGCGCTGCGGGCGGGCGAGCAGAAGCTCGACGATGAGCAGGCGACCTATAAAAAAGAGCAGAAGCGGCGCGACGAGGACCAGCGCGATCTCCTCGCCGACCTGAAAGCCGAACGGCAGGTCAAGATCGTCGCGGCGCAAAAGGAGCTGCGCGACCTGGAACAAAAACACGCCCGCGAGCGATCCGCCAAAGAACGCGCGTTTTGGGAGCAGATCCGCCGCGAGGACGAGCAGCGCCGCATTGCCGCGACGCGCCAGGCGCAGGATTGGCAGCGCGAAGACCAGGCGCGCCAGGCGCATTATGGGGTGATTGAAACCCGCGCGGCCAACCATAACACGACGATGCAAAACATCGCCCAGGGTGGCTATGCCGTCATCCAGAGCGGCTGGAGTATGTTTCTAGCGGGCCTCGCGGCGGCGATCCCCGATCCGCCCGCTGTAGGATCGCCCATTTATACCGATGACATTTACGGCGGCGGCGGTGCGCGGCCCGGCTTCGCAGGCGGCGGCGTACCCCCGCTGCATACCCCGGTCAGGCTGGGCGAGCGGGGCCAGCCGGAGATCGCCGAGTTTGCCAACGGCTACCGGGTCAAGGTGGCGCGGCGCGGCCCGGAGACCGGGATGTTTATGGACCCGGTGCGGATATACACCCGTGAGCAGGCGCAGCGCGCGGGCACGACCATCAACGTCAGTCTGGGCGGACTGGGCGGCGTGCAGATTCAGGCCGCCTCCGGGCGGTCGCTGGCGGACCAGATCGGCCCGCAAATTACCGCGCTGGTCGTGGACGCGCTCGAAGACCTCGTAGCTCAATATGACCCGGAGGTGGCCGCGTGACCGATTACCTGATGGCTCAGGGCTGGAATAACACGGCGGGGTTTGCTGCGCTGACCACCACGTATGATCCACGCACGCCGAACACCACGCCGGGGCGCATACAGTGGGGCGGTGATCAACTGGCGCGTGCCGACGGCGCGTGGGATTCGTCCCTGATCTTCGACGCGCTGCCCGACAGCGAGTTTACGACCTTCCTGGCGGCGGCAGGCCTGACGTACCTGGTCCAGAGCGCCAAAATCACGATCTACCTGCCGCACCGCAACCAGGCCTGGCACGCCTGGAATGCCATTATCAGTTATCCCGACGGCGACCACTCGCCGGAGCGCTGGGAACCCGCCGTCTTCCCGCTCAAGCTGGTGCAGGAGGTCAGCTACACACCGTCATGACGATCAACAGGACTATTTGGTTGGCGCATCCTCAAGCGCTGCTGATCAAGGCGGCGTTTATTAAGCCCGTTGTCATCTTCGAGCGTCGAGTCAACCAGGCCAGCTTCACGTACCCGCTGGCTCAGGTGACCTACGACAACCCGGACGGCAAGCCTGGCGTGTACACCGACGTCCTGCCGGACATGACCATCGGCGTGTACTCCTCCGCCAGCGTGTTCAAGGGCTTCTGCCGGGCGCGGAAGGCCGCCACCGCGACGGTGCTGTACATCAACGAAACGTCGCCGGGCGACATTACTTTCGCCGAGGATGACAAGCTGATCGTCTACGACGATTACCGCCTGTGGAGCAAAGTGCCGCGCATGACGGCCAGCCAGGTCTTTTATAAAGATTACGACCTGGCCTATTCCAACCAGGGCGACCACGTGCGCCCGGTCGCCAACACAGGTCCGGCCTACGCCAACGACGTGGATGCCGTCACGGGCACGGTGGACGTGGACTTTAACTGGGCGAACAGCTTCCGGCTCGCGGTGGGCATTGGCGACACACTGACCTACGCAGCGAACTTCAAAGACGGCGCGATCATCACCGGATCGTCCTCTTCCGCGACGGCCACTGTGCGCTTCCCCGCCGGGCAGCGCTGGGTCGACCTGACCGTCACCGACGGCTACGGTTCGACGCACCGCGCCGTCACGCCCGTGATCACCAACGACGAAGACGACTGGCCGTATGCGCCCGTCCAACTGGAAAGTCTGAATGGCTCGGTGGAGAACGGGTGGGAGTGCCGCGTGCGTGTGCTGGCCGACGACGTGAGCGACCTGCTGCCCGGTACGTTGATGATTATTTACTCCGAGCAGTTCTATAACAGCGTGTCAGGCGTCGTCAACGGCTACCCGGACCGCGAGCACATTTTGTTCACCGGGTGGGTTGTGGACGAGGAAGCGGGTATTGAGCCGTTCCAGGACGAATTAATCCTCACGGCGCGGACGGCCCTGGGCGTGCTGCAAACGCTGCCCGCCTACACCGCGTCGATTGAGCGCAACCTGACGCCGACCCAGTGGCATCACATGCTCTGGCCGAACTGGTTCCGTTCGGTGGTTTACTTGATGATGTGGCACAGCACATTGACGCTGCTGTGCGACATCGAGCGTCCATCCTTTTGGGGGGATTACAATTTTCCCGCCGCTGACTTTACGGCGGGCACGCTGTACGATCAGCTTAAAACCGAGGTGGGGCGCGCCTGGTGTCGACTAACCGAGGACCGGAATGGTCGCCTGTATACCCGGCGCAACCCGCACCTGATGGATAGCAGCGAGCGGGCGGCGCTGGCCGTCACGACGCATCTGCAAGCCACCGATTGGCGCGACGGCGTGCGGGTGCAGCGTCCGGCGGGACCACGCGCGGGCTGGCTGCGCGGGGGCGGCTTCGAGGACGGCACGGCGGCGCTGCGGCTGGCGCTTGCTCCGGGGGACAGCCCCGGCCAGGGCGCGGACCAGGGCGGGGAGATCAACGGAAACTGGATTATGAACCAGGCCGATCTCAACCTGCGCCTGGGGCACGCTTACGCCTATCAGAACAACGCTACGCCGTATGTCCAGATCATTCTGAATCACCAGGGCCTCCCCTTTGATCCCGCCTGGCAGGAGGCGGTTGAGTTTACGCTTGACGCGGCCAGCAACCGACGTGAGATCAGTTTTGCTCAAACGCCCCTGGTGATCGTTTCCTACGATTTTTCACACGATCCCGAACGCGGCGTGACCAACGAGGTCCTGACGCTGGAGGCGCTGACGGCGGGCGTCCCGGCCACCACGCAGCCCGTGCCGGACGGCGATTGGGAAGACCAGACCTGGATACCGCCGGATATACCGCTCGACACGTATGAGCCGCCCACGCCGCCGTCCAACGCGGCCAGCACGCCCGATCTGGTTTACGCGGCGGACGACCTCCTGCTGAGGCGCACGCGCAATTTCACCAGCACGCCGCCCACCTGGGAAACGGTGTTCACGCCGCCGTCCGGCTTCAGCATCTTGATGTGGGAGATTGATTATCTTAATCCCCGCAACGCCGCGCAGGTGGTGGTCAGCGATTACAGTACCGAGGCGCGGATTTATGGCACCGCCGACCTCGACAGTACCACGCCGACCTGGACGCTGCTGCGCACGTTTGCCAATATCTACTACCATGCCCACCTGATCTGCTGCGCGCAGTTTGACGGCACGTGGTTTTTACAACTGTGCCGGAGTGATCGGGCCGTCGAGGTCCATCATACGCATGACGATTGGGCCAGCCTGACCACCGTCATCCCCACCACGTGGCGCGGGAGCAGCAGCAGTGACGCGGTGTGCGCGTTTGCCGTTTCCGGCCAGGCCAGCAGCCTGACCGACGGGGTGGTTTATGTCGGTTATGCGGATTCGGGGGGCAACGCCGCTTTCGAGCGCTCGGACGATTTGGGCGGTTCGTTTCCATTTCATTACGATTTTCCCAGTGGGTCCTATCAGCCCACCGGGGCCTGGATGCCCTGGCTGGATAACGCCGACGAAAGCAAAATGTATATCGGGCGAGCGGTCGCCGGGACAGGGAATGGGCGCATCTACGTCTCGTCCAACAAGGGCGTGGCGCTCACCGATGTGTCACCCGTGTATGGTGGTTATTCCCAGGGCCTCGGTGCCCGCTGGTCTCGCATCATACGTCCGCTTCATATCTTCACCAATGCGACTTCCCTGCCGGTCGCCATGCTCGCCAGCGGCGACGGGGTCCCGTACCGTCTTTTTGTCAGCGCGGTTTTTCCCACCGCCGGGGCCGATTGGGAATACCGCTATACCTTCAGCGAGAGAGCTTACAACATCGGCGGATGGCCGTTTGACGAAGACATTTATTTTGTGTCCGGGGAAACCAAGCTGTGGTACTCGACGGACGGCGGCTTGGCATTTGCCGAAAAGCAGTGGTCCGGGTACAGCGAAGGTGTGTGGTGTGTGCCCATCTGGTTGGCGGAGTAATCATGGAAAGTCACCGGATCAACCACATCTTTAACCGCCTGGGACGCGCCATCGAGCGCAAGAGCCGGGTGATGGTGCAGATCGTGACCCAGGACGGCAGCATCGACGCGGGCGATGGGCTGTACTGGGGCATGGTCCAGTTCCGCGAAGGACAGTCGCTTACGCGCGTGCGAGCCGGGCGTACCAAGCCCTTCCCCGGCGCGCTGTACAAGGCCAAGGTCAGCCCGGACGACGGCGTGCTCGACCTGCTCGACGCCGATCCCGTGACCGTCAACGGCTTTTTCGCCGGGCTGCCCGATCCGCACGCGGCGCTGAATACCCCCAATCACGGCTGGACCCATCACGGTCCCGTGGGCCTCGATCCGGTCTGGGTCAATCCGCAGCAGCTCCTGGGATTACAGACCCGCCCGACTGATCCCAACAGCCTATCCGTCACCGTTACAGCCTATGGCCCGCTGGCGTTCGCGGCGACGGCGCTGGACCTGAGCAGTTACCTGCCCAGCCCGGCGTATCAACGCTTTGTGGTGGCGGCGCTCGATACGATCACCGGGGCACTGGCCGTCACCGCCAGTACACCCGCCGCGGGCGGGCCGGGCTATTACGGGGTTGATCCGGGCGCGCCGCCCTTCGCCGCCAGCGACGTGGCGGCACTGGTGGTGGATCACAACCACATCCGATCTGCTGCGGTGCGTTTGTATTACGGCCAGACGGCCATCCGCTGGGCCGACATCTTTATGGACCTGCGCGACCTGGCCGGGCGGCGTGACGGCTACCTGCGTCTCGACGACGACGATCCGACGCTGGACGGCCTGGCGGCTAAACTGCTGGCCGGAACAGGCGTCACGCTGTCCCGATCGGCAGGGGATAACCTGGTCATATCAACCACCAACCTGACCGGGAGCGGCTGGGACGCCGACGTCGCGCCCGATGCGCCGAGCGCTATTGACGACGAGTTCGACGACAGCAGCCTTGATGCACAGTGGACACACTTCGACCCACTCAATGCCGTCAGCGCAGCAGAGGATACGGCTGAGATTGTCCTGACGGCTACTGAGCAGGCCGGGGACAACATCGCCGGATACTGGCTCGATATTCCCGACACCACGTTTAGCGTTGTGGTCAAGGTCCGCCTGGTCACGACCTCACTCTGGACGACCCCTGACGCCTCGCGGTTGAGCTTCGGGCTGGTGGTGAGCGAAACAGGACTGACATCGGGACCCATGCTGACAGCGGAAATCCACACCGGGAAGAACACCGGGGAAGACATGGTGCGCCTGGTGCAGGCGTGGACGTGGAGCGATTACGACACGGCGCTGAATGGCGTTCCGATCTACCCCGGCGAAATACCTCAAAATGGATATGAGTGGTATCTCCGCATTCGTAAGAGTCCCGCCGACGCCTGGCGTGTCGATTTTTCGCTGGACGGCATTTTGTGGTGGAATGGAGCCGTTGCACTGTTCGAGACGGGAGCCAAGTTCGGAATCTTCCTCTCCAACCGGAATTTAGGAGAAGACGCGCAGGTCGCCTTCGACTTTTTTCGTTACCGCGCCACCTTCGACGATCCCCAGGACCCCGCGTATGGCCGCGCGACGGGCAGTAATATCGTGCTGCCCACCGGATTGTCCACTGCCCTGCCCGCGTCGCCCGCCCAGGGGGCGCCCTATGTCGAGACAGACACCTACCGGTTGCAAGTCGGCCAGGCCGGAAGCTACAAGCCTGTCGCCGGGGCGTTTTCGTTAATGCCCGATCCGGTGGGCGACTGGCTGCTCCCGGCGGGTTACCAGGCGACCTGGATCACGCTGGGCAGCGGGATCGGCATCGAGGGGGCCTTGAGCATCGAAGGCACGGCAATCTTTTTAGGAGGTCTATAGATGGTGGCCTTGATCATTGATCCTGACTTTGGTTTGGATGCGCCCGAACTGGGCGGCGCGCCCGCGACTCCGGCGGCCAATCGGCGGCGGCTGTATCCCAAGTCCGATGGGTGGTACGACAAAGACGACGGGGGGAACGAAACCAAACTCGTGAGCGGCACGGTGGATCACGGCGCGCTGGGCGGCCTGGGGGACGATGATCATACCCAGTATGCCGAAGTCGCCGACGCGGAAACGGTGACCGGGCTGTGGACGTTTGACCGCGATCCCGGCGCGCCGTTCGCGGTGGCCGCCAGCAGCGCGAAGGTGGACAACCTGGACGCCGATCTGCTCGACGGCCAACAGGCCAGCGACTTCGCGGCGGATGATCATAACCACGCCACCAATGGCGTGCGGACCAAACTCTCGACGGCGGATGTCAGCAACCCGCCAACCGACGCGGAACTCGACAGCGCGTTTGGCACACCCGCGACGGTAGGCAGTGGGTTTATGGCCCAGGCGGACGACGGCGGGACGGATACCACGATGTGGCTGGTTGGTAGTAACGGGACCAGCTGGTGGTACGTCCAGATGACGAAGGCGACGTAGACGATGAGTATGCTCGACTGGTTTCTCAAGATTCCCGGCCTCGATCCCGGCGACGATATACCGCCGACCATCGCGCTGTCGTCGCCATTCAGCGGCACGGTCTATGACACCGTGCTCGTGACGGCAACCGCCAGTGAGGACATTACGGGACTCGCGGCGGGCGATATCACGTTGATCAATTGCTTGCTGTCCGAGTGGACGGCA